TCATTGCTATTGATAGTCTTGGTAACTTAGCAAGTGCTAAAGAGCTTCGCGACGTTACTGAAGGTAAGGATGCAGCAGATATGGGTACTAAGGCTAAAGCAATGAAGTCAATGATGCGTGCTTTAACTTTTAAAGCAGCTAAGGCTCGTGTGCCTATACTTTTTACTAATCATATTTATGACAACCCAACTTCACTCTATCCTGAATTGGTTAAAAAGCAGTCCGGTGGCTCTGGCCCTATTTATCTTGCTTCTTTGCTGGTTCAGCTTGCGACTCGAAACGAAAAGATTGATAAAAACGAAGGAGAAGAATCAATCGCAGTAGCTCATAACGTGAGCGGTGTTACATTGTCAGCAATGACGGTTAAAAACCGTTTCGTTCCTGCTTTCTTAAAAGCAGAGCTATACAATAACTTCCGTACTGGTTTAAGTCGTTATGCTGGCTTAGCTGATATGGCAGTAGCGTTTGGTGTTATTCAACAAACCGGTTCTACATTCCAGTTTAATGGAGAGAAGATTGGTTATCGTAAGACTTGGGAAAACGATACCGAGTTTTGGGATAAGAAAGTACTACCGGTACTCGAACAGACTCTTAAAGAAAAAGTCGGGTACGGGTCAAGTAACCCAGTTCTAGAAGAAGCTGAAGAACTTACAAAAGAATAAAAAGAAAAGCTAAGGGCAACCTTAGCTTTTTTTATTTTATAATATATAATGTACGAATGAAGAAAAACTCTCTTCAAGTTAATAGCGATTTTTTTGAGAACATTGTAGCTTGTCAATGTTTAACTAATGCTTACTATACTTCTTTAGTATTAGATCACTTATCACCAGAGAACTTTAAGAACCCGGGTAATAAGCTTGTAATTAATATTATTAAAGACTTTTACGTAAAGCGTAAAGCTTTACCTACTATTACTGAAATAAAAACCTATCTCAGTAAAGAAGAAGATCTAAAGTTATTTAAAGATACAGTTACAACGTATAAGCAATACGATACAGCTCTTAATATGGATGAGCTTATTGCTAATACTGAGCAATTCTTTAAAGAGAAGGCTGTATATAATGCAGTACTAAAGATAGTAGACGATGTATCAAAAGAAAAGGCAGATTATCCTAAGTTTTTATCTTTATTTGAAAAAGCTTGTAATATCTCACTAGTTAGTGATATTGGTTTAGACTTTTTCGGTGAATACGAAAAAATTATTACAGAACTAGGTACAAAGAGCGAAGTATTACCTACCGGTTGGGGGTTTATTGACGACAAGATTGGTGGTGGTTTAATGAAGAACGGTAGAGCACTTTATCTGTTCTTAGGGCCGACCAATGTAGGTAAATCTATCTTTTTAGGTAATGTAGCAGCTAATATGGCTAACAAAGGTTTAACTACAGTGCTTATATCTTTAGAAATGCCTGAAATGATGTATGCAAAAAGATTAAGTAGTCATCTTTCTAAAATCCCTATTAATAATATTCAGGGTCAAATTGGCGCGTTAGATGCATACTTTAAAGGAGTTACTGATACACATAAACGTAAGTTAATTATTAAGGAATTTCCACCGAAATCCATTACTGTATCAGGTATTAAGGCCTATCTTGAGTCTTTAGTAAAGTCTGGGATAAAACCGGATATACTCGTTATAGACTATCTTGGACTAATAAAGGCATCACAAGGTGAGAACTCTTATGAACAGGGTAAGGTAGCCGCTGAAGAATTGAGAGCTTTATCATATTTCTTTAATATGCCTGTAGTCAGTGCTATTCAAACTAACCGGGAAGGTATGGAGAAGCCAAGTCTGGATACCGTAAGTGAATCGTTAGGGGTAGCTTTCACTGCAGATGTTGTTTGGTCTATCTATCAAGAAGAAGGTGATCAGGATTTAGGTATTATTAAGGTAGGTGGTATTAAAAATCGTTTAGGACCTAAACACGGTGCAACTGCAATGCGTATTGATTATACCACACTTTCATTAACCGAAGAAAAAGGTTATATAGGATTAACAGGTAATAAATCCGGTGGTGGTGTAGATACAATATTAGACTTAGAAAATAAGCTTGAAAATATAAGCCTATAGTTTAAATAGATTATAGTGAGTTTTAACAAGATATATGTTTTTACAGACTTCGATATTGATGGAGTTACATCAATATTAACCCTGCATTGGGCTCTAGGAGCAAAACCAGGGCAAATTGCGTTTAAAACTACCACCGTTACTAACTTTCGAAGAGACTTTCTTAATTGGCTAGATCAAAATAATATCAAAGACTTTGACAAGATTTATATTTTAGATCTAGATGTTGCTAAGCACGCCGATCTAGTTGATAGAAAAAATATTATCATTATAGATCATCACTTAACTCACGTCAATGCAAAAGACGTTTATAAGAATGCTGAAGTCAGTATAACCGAAACCACTTCTTGCGCAAAGAAAGCTTATAACTACTTTAAGTCATTAGGTAAGTTAGATAGTTTAACTCAGCAACAAAAATATTTTATTGCATTGGCAGATGATTACGATTGTTATCAGTTCAAGTTACCCGAAACATATGAACTGAACTGTTTGTATACTAATACTCAGAAAACTAATACTAAGCACCGCGCAGAAATATTTATAGAAAAATTTTATAACGGTTTTAGACCTTTTACTACTCAAGAAAAAGCAATTATAAAAGAATACGTAGACCGTAAAGATAAAGCTATAGCAGAATTACAAATTTTTAGCGGAACTGTTTCTGTAGGCGGTAAACAACGAAGTGTATACGGCACTACTGGTAATAAATTTGTTAACGAAATTTGCGATTATATGTTAAACACCCACCCAGCTGACATTGTATTCTTTGTCAACTCGGACAACTCACACATATCATTCCGAAAAAATAAAAAATGTGAAGTAGACTTATCAAAGTTAGCTGCAAAATTATGTGATGGGGGAGGTCACGAATATGCAGCGGGTGGAAAAATAACAGAATCGTTTTTAAGTTTCACCAAACTACTCACGCCAATCGAATAAAATGTCTGGCATAGTAGGCGCATTACAAGAATCAGTTTTAGAAACCCCTCTCAGTCAAATGGCTAGAGACGAGTTAGAACTGGAACTTATTAAATTCGGTTCGTTTTGTTCTGTAATACATAACAAAAAGCTTAACAATGTTACTATTTTTTCCCTTATTGTTAAAAATAAATTATACCGCAAAATTTTTATGGAAATGACTGATACTGATAGTGAAAGAGAGGCAATACTGTTGTTTTTAAAATATAACAACAACCTTTGCCGTAGCAAAGTTGTGAAAGAGATATTAAAATCATAGCTCTTAATGAGCATTGAACAAGTTTATAATACATATTTAAGCGTTTCTAGAGGGCATATGAACAAGCCCTGGAAAGCACGTAAAGATTTCGAAGGGTTTGATAAAACCCCAGACGGAATCCTTTGCACGCGTTTAGATATGTTTTTTAAGCGCTTTCCACAAATAAATGTTAAAGACTTTTTACTTGCACCCTATGTCATCTACAAAGACGAAGAACACTTCCCGCTCAACTTCTACCTCACGCAAAAAGCCATCGCTTGTTACTCTCTCTTACAGAAACAGAGGGCCGAAGAATTACCCGATACTGATGGCCACATTAAACATATTCTTGAATCATTAAAACATATTGCAAGTATCTGTGTCAATGAAAAAATAACTCTACAACAGTACTGTAACTCTAAAGACGGTTATACCTGGAGATGTTTAGAGGATTATAGAAACAAATACTTAAATCTTTATGTTTTACTGTCATTACCCAATTTTGAATTTATTTTTAATAATATGCAATCCCAAGATAAAGAAATCTACTTGAAAACAGTTGCAGATGACATTGTAAAATTTAAAATGCGGTTGAATAATTCATCCAAAGCAAAAAAAATTATTACAGAAGGATTAAAAAGAATAAATGAACTTTCGCTTGATAAAAAATAATAATACACTAATATACATCTATCATACTAATTATGAAACCTTATAATTCATCAATGTTCGATAGCATTAAGAATGCTATTGATAAAACTAAAAACAAGACCGGTGGTAGTTCTGCATATCGTAATATTCTATCTTTAGAGGCTAACGATAAGCCTTATACAGTAAGACTATTACCTAATATTAAGAATCCAGAAGAGACAATTCTTCATTATTATCATCACGGTTGGAAGAGTGTAGCTACTGGTCAATACACCGGTATTACGTCTCCATCTACCTGGGGTGATCGTTGCCCTGTAAGCGAACTGTACTTTAAGATTCAACGGGAAGGTAGTGACGCTGATAAAGAACGCGCTAAAGCAAATCTACGCCGTAAAGAGAACTGGTTCGTTAACGTATATGTAGTTAATGATCCTGTTAACCCAGAAAATAATGGTACAGTAAAGGTACTACGCTACGGTAAGCAATTAGATAAGATTATTCAATCTGCTATTAATGGAGATGATGCACAAGAATTCGGCGCACGTATTTTCGACTTAAGCCCTGAAGGCTGTAGTCTTCGTATTAAAGTCGAACTAGTATCAGATAGACCAGGCGCTACTAAGTTCCCTACTTATACCGCTTCTAAGTTCTTAAATGCATCTGCCATTGACGGTTTAGATGACGATAAGATTGCAGAAATCTATAATAATACTTTTGATCTTAATGCTTTTATTGAACGTAAGTCAAGCGACGAAATTAAAGCTTTTATTGATCAACATTATTATGGTAGTAATGCTCCAGCTGCTGCCTCTGTAGTAGAAGAGGAAGAAGATGTTCCTTATGATACTCCTGCACCTAAAGCTACAGCAAAACCTGCAGCTAAAGTAGAAGCTACAACAGCTAACGACGATAAAGTATTAGATATCTTAAACGGTTTAGATAACTTATAATATATCGATAATGGCTGATAATATCGCCCAGTCTAAAAGAACACTGAATGAGGCTGAGCTAGCACGTCTAGCTCAGTCTACTGGTGATGTTAGTAATGAGAGCTTTGTTGTAGCAGCATTGCTGGCTAGACAACTTCAAGGCGATCTTAATACCTTTAAGCAACAAACAGTTGATAACAATGGTATTAAGTTTAATGATATAGATATGAGCAAGGTGATGCCTTCAAATATAATGAAGTCAATGGGTCGCCCTGTACCGCCGCAATCTATTCCTGCTCAGCCTGTACTACAGCAGCCAGTACCTCAACCAGTTATGCAGCCTGACTTTCAGTTTGCAGCATCACCCGTACAACAAGTACAAGCATTTGTACAGCCGCCTTCTGATCCTAATCAGCTTGAGTTTGATTTAAATAAACAAACTCGTTATGAAGATATTATAAATGCTATTGATAAATTAGAGAATAAGGTTAACATATTAACAGATAAAGTAAATCAGTTAATTGACTCTAATAATAAAAAAAAACCGAAGATAACAAATGGAACTTAAGCTCGTTAAGAAAGATTTTGCCGATAACTTTTTAAATATTGTCGGTAAAGCTGTAGATATTGTGTCTATTAAGCTCAATAAAGATGGTTTATATGCTGTCTGTAATAAGCCAGATACAAGTATTATTCTATTAGCAAAGTATAGTAAAGCATTCGATGTAGAACAAGAGATCACTCTTAATATCGGAGATGTAAAGAAACTATTAAGAGTTATTGACTGTATTGATGAAGAAATCTTAACATTCAAGATTGAATCAAATCATTTATACTATAAAACTGATAAACTACAATTTAAGTATCATTTTCTAGACGATTCAGTAGTACCTAAAGTTACGTTAAAAAGAGAAAAGATTGAAGCTCTTACTAATGATACGTTTTTCGATGTAGATAGTAAGAAACTACAGGAAATATTAAAGGCTAGTTCATTTACTACTGAAACCAATAAGATTTATCTTTACGGTCAACCTGACGGTGTATATTGTGAATTAGGTGATAAAGAAAAATCTAATACTGATAATATTAGTCTTAAAGTATCTGATGCTGTAGAAGGGCAGCCGTTCAATCAAAGCATACCATTCAATCTTGATATATTTCGTGTATTGACTGGTGTTAAATTTGATAAAGCACGTGTAGGTATTAATCTTAAGTTTAAGGTTATGTCGTTTTATGTAAAACCTACTGACGAAACAGACTTCACATTCGTAATATCAGGATTAGTTAAATAATGGCTAATAAGATAACAACACAAAGCTACTTTGTTAAGAGGCTTAAAGACTCGGGCTATGTAGTCTATAAGTTATTTGATGAGTATAGTGAAGCAGATCCTCGCAGTTGGACGGTTATGATAGACCCACACGGTGCATCAGTTATTTGCACCTGTTACAACAACGATAAGAATTTTGGTGAAAATTATTTTGAGTTATATGATGGTGGACAATTTATTCCTGAAAAGTTTAAGTTGAAAACCGACTCAATTGAGGTTATAATAAGCTATTTAGTAAAATATGGAATCAACAACAAATCAGAGTTATACATCGGGCGAAAAGTTTAAGTCCGTAAAATCTTTTAATATGTCAAACGAAGTTAAACACCCAACACTTCCTACAGCTAATAGTAGTATGCTTACTACAGAAGAAGATAGGAAAGCAATTATTGATAAAGCAGCAGAAGCGTATTCAACATTTCTAGATGCTTTACGCATTGATTGGCGTAATGACGTCAATAGTGCTGATACCCCTCGTCGTGTAGCTAAGGCTTATGTATGTGACCTTATTAAAGGTTGCTATGAAGGTCCGCCAAAGATTACTACTTTTCCATCAGATGGCTATGATGGTATTGTGAGTCAGATGAATATACCTGTTGTGTCTATGTGTTCTCATCACCACTTAGCATTTACTGGTGTAGCTCACGTAGCCTACATTCCTGATAAGAACGGTCAAGTTATTGGTTTATCAAAGCTTAATCGTATTGTAGAGCATTACGCACGCCGCCCTCAAATCCAGGAAGGGTTAACTGTTCAGATACATCAAGCAATTGATCAGTTATGTACTGGTAACCAAGGTGTAGCAGTTATTCTTAAGTGTGCTCATACCTGCGCTTGTCACCGCGGTGTAAAACATCACGGATGTGCTATGATTACCTCTAAGCTATCCGGGGATTTTATGAACGAACCACAAACTCGTAAAGAATTTTATGACTTTGTAGCTTCTGCTGAGTGAGACACTAAATAATATTAATGGCCGCTAAAAAACCAATGAAAGGTAATAAGGCTCAGACTAAAAAACAAGCACAAACTTCTGAGCAAGCTAATGCTTTAAAACCAGTAGCAGCTGCAGATACGGCTGCTATGACTCAGGCAGAGCAAGCAAAAATCGCTGAAATGATACAACTTGCTAAGCTTGAGTATATGAAAACTTTAAAAGGCAAAATCGTAAACGAGAAACGCAAGGAAATCGATTCTCTAGATATGCAAATTAAAGAGTTTCTCGGGCCTTATATGCTTATTGGCTATGATTTAAACAATCAGCCAGTTGAAATAGTTTCCGCTGAAGATCCTGCTGCACACGATGCTTTACTTGAACGTTTTCGTCGTGTAATGTATAAAATAAACCAAAACATAATGAACAGCAACGGACAGGACCCGTATGGTTTTAAAGACAATACTGAACAAGATTAAAAGTTTTTTCTTTCCTAAAGAAAGAAGCATTTACGTAGTTCTACAAGGTGTTTATAAAGGAGAATGGTTAGTACCAGTTTCTTATGGTCCTGGTGTAACTGTTTTCTTTTCTTTGCCAGATAGACATATAAGAACTATACCTAATAGCGAAATAGAATCGGGATTAAAAAATAAAATACTAGATTTAGTTGACGTTTTACCTAAAAGCGTTTATAATAGCTGCATAAAAGAATACAACCTTAAATTAAAACAAGATGACGACGCTCTTAATAGACGGAAACAACACGCTACATCGAGCGTACTGGATCGCAAACAACGTAGGAAAGCCTCTAGTGAACTCGAAGGGAGTTAACACTGGCAGCATTTTTGCTTTTCTTAAAACCATTAAGTCTAATGCTGCTCAATTTAATGCAGATAGAATCTATATTGCCTGGGACAAGAAGTTAGGCAATAAAGAAAACTTTCGTAAAACACTTACAGAAGGAACTTATAAAGGTAATAGAGATCAAGAACGCAACAAAGCTGTTTACGGAGAAGCTGATGCTATAGTTGAAATTACTACAACACTTGGAATAAAGAATATATTTCCAGGTAACCTAGAAGCGGATGATGTTATTAGCTGGTTAAGTAAAGAAGTACAGGGCAAAAAAATTATCATAAGTGTAGATAACGACTTTGCACAATTAGTTAACCCGGATGTTTCTTTCTATAACCCAATTAAAAAACTTCTTGTAGATGTTAATAACTTTGAAGAACATTACGGTTTAACACCAGAAGAATTCGTTATTTATAAGTGTATCGCTGGAGATAAATCCGATAATGTACAAGGTATTGAAGGAGTAGGTAAAGTAAGAGGTAAAAAACTAGCTAAACAATGGACTGCTAAAGATCCTAAAGCTCTAGAATTATGCGATAGTATAATACAAACTAATAGACTTTTAGTTGACTTAACGCACGGTTTAGCGGTACATCCTGAAGAAACTGAATTATATACTGAACAGTACACTATACTAAATACAGTTAAAACAGATTTTAACAATTTTGAAGAAAAATGTAAAGAATTAGAGTTTAGTAGTATTCTAGATAAAATAGACGAATGGAAGAAAGTCTTTAATAAGCAAGCAAATAACCAGGCTTTAGTTGATTTCTGTAAGATGTTTGGATAAGTATTCGTCTATGAACGAACAAGTAGTTCCGCGTCCAGAAAGCTGCCATATATGCGGATATGGACCTGTACATCCTAGAGCTGTAAGAGTTAATAGAGGTACACAAATTGTTAATGAAGCTCATTGGATTTGCCCAAAATGTACTGGTAGATTCAAGGTCGGAGTAGTAAGTATAGAAGACCGTGAGCAAAAGAAAAACAAGTAAACTACTTAGCGAAGCCGAATACTATACAGGTGTAGGTGGTCAACCACGCACTCCTGAAACTATGTCTGCTTATGAGTATAGCAGAGATGATGTCCCTACTTTAGAGAAGCTAGCCAATTTAAAAAATAACGGTCAGGGTGGAGTCAATCCAGAAGCACTTCCATATCCTTTACAAGATGCAGTAGTACAATTAGCTAATCTTTATTTACAAACATTAGATTTAAAGAACAAAGCAGCTACTGCGGGTAATATGCCTTTATTCAAAGGCAAAGAAGCTGAATTAAAAAGATTTCGTGCCAAATTAGCAGGCATTATGGTAGCATATAAAGAATTAGCTGCCCAATTAAATAAATTTACTCTTGCACCTAAGTGAATAAGTTACTCTAATACGAGTAACATATGAGACAAACATTATTAACTTTAATAGGAGCTATATTAAAAGCGGCCGCTGTTAGCGCTGTCTTTGGTGGTATAGCATTTTTTACCAAACAATCTGTTACGCTATGGTTCTTTAGTACCTTAGTTGCGCAATTTGTTATATTTTATCTTTACGGAGCATATCTTGATTATCGTGCAGCTAAAGATATTACTGATAAAAACCTTAAAGAGCTTGAAATACTCTCTAGAATAACCTTCAATGTACCTTGTGCTGCTTGTAAAGTTACTAATCAAGTAGTCATTAACGCAAATGAAGATACAGGTTTTGTTTGTACAAGCTGCCAGGCTAAGAATTCAGTTTATGTAAATGTAGAAGCAGCTGTAGTTACCGAACCAATCACTTTAAGTAAGACAACGTTATAATATAAATGGAAGACATTATTGAACATACATCAACCGGTAGTCGTAGTATTACCTCTTACGAATTTGCTCGATGGGCAGCTTTACTGGAAGCAGTAGATATTATTGCTGAGAAGTGTGAAGATAGAGGTATTGACTTCAATAGTAATGAAGGTATGAAATACATTAAGCCTTTAGATATTCAGGATTATGTAGATAATCGTACTGATACTTTGTTAATGAAGATACAAACAGCTCGTGGCATTGAAAAAACACTTAACAATATTAGATGTTTACAGGCTGAAAACAAATTACGACGTTTAAAATAATATGTGGTACGTAGAGAAAACTGATAACGGTATTATAGCGTATAATACAGACGGTACACCGGTATTTAATATACCAGAAGGAAGCGATCCAATAGTAAACTATAACTTATCTAGTGATACTTTAGTAGTTAGATATCAATCGGGCCGAAGTGAAGTTTACGGTATGTTTGATAAAAAACGTATACGATGAACCATATTATAATGGACATATCTGTAGTAAGAATGTCTGCAAAGAATGTCTTACAGGAAGGCTTATTCTTAGTAGATCTAGATAAAGATATTTGGTGTACCGACCCAAAACAGGCAAAAAGTTTCCTCACACCAGGGGAAGCTGTTAATGTAGCCAAAGGTCTGGCTCAAACTTTAGACAAACCGCCAAGAGTGTTTGGAGTAGAGTGGTCTGGATCCGGGGTTAGTGTTACTGAATTTAAATATAGTTGAATGATATCAAGTATAAGTAAATCATAATATGGATCATTATTACTGGAATATACAGGGTTGGTTTACATTCCCTAGTTTATACAAGACAGTTATAGGTTGTATGCAAGAAGGTTCTCATATGGTTGAAGTAGGCGCTTGGATGGGACAATCTACTGCATTTGCAGCCGTAGAAATAGCTAATTCCGGTAAAAATATTAAGTTTGACGTTATAGATACCTGGCAAGGTAGTGTAGAGCATAACTTAAAACCAGATGAACAGAATGCTCTATATATGCAGTTTTTAGAGAATATGCAGCCGGTAAAGCACATTATCAATCCAATTCGTATGGCTTCTTTAGAAGCTGCTAAAACTTATCCTGACAAATCTATAGACTTTATTTTTATTGATGCCAGTCACGAATATGAGGATGTAAAAGCTGATCTAGATGCCTGGTATATGAAACTACGCAAAGGTGGTATTATTGCAGGACACGATTATTTTGATCCTTCTGACCCTGAACACGGACATAAATTTCCAGGCGTTAAAAAAGCTGTAGACGAATTTTTTCAATATTCGCCAGGTTTACAGGTTGTGTCAGGAGAGTATTGCTGGGTGTATCAGAAGTTATGAACGTTTCTGATAAAGTAGGTTATATATGGTGGGCTAGTCCGCGATGTGGTTCTAGAGCTGTTAGTGAAATATTTAAACATTACGATTTTTATAACTACGAATTAGATTCAAAATTTAGCGATAAGTCTAATATAAGATATGTAGCGCATACCCATTCTTACGACGTACCCGCTGACAAGACTAGTTACCCTATTATAATGCAAATACGAAACCCGTACTCAAGGGCGGTTTCATCTTGGCATTTATCTTGTTTTAAAGAACAAAAAGGAGAGTTAAAAGTATTATGCGATTTTGAACAGTTTGTGCTAAAGAACCCAGAAGGTATAATGGACCATTATGAAAACTCTATAGAAAAGTTTAAACCGAAGCATTTTATACGATACGAGAATTTACAAGAAGATATTAAAAAAATACCTTTCGTTGAAATAGACTCACCATTTGTACAAATGGACTTTATTTCTAATATTTTAAACAATCAGTACAAATACGAAGGGGTAGATGACCCTCGAGGCGATTTAAGAAGAACTGGTAACTATGCTGATTGGAAAACTTATTATATGTATAATTCTAGACTTGCAGATTTAGTTTACGATGCATATAAACATCAATTTGAAAAATTAGGCTACGAAAAAAATAGCTGGAAGCGATGAACCATTGTAGTGAAAAATGTTTAGGATTTGAAGGCAACCACGGTGGTTGCTGTCAGCTTGACGATAGAGACTTTATAATAGGTCCTATCGACGACTCAGAACAATTTTTAAATAGACTCAAGTTAAAGTTTTCTGGTATTAATGTACAAAAAGAAGATGTATTTTTAGAATATGAGGAAGGTTCTAAACTGTTTCCGGAGAGATCTTTTTATCAGAATCCGTCTCATTATCCTGCGCTAAGAGTTGATAATAAACACGTTAGAAAGCCTTGTATATTTTATAATTCAACGCTAAAATGTTGTAGTGTGTATGAAATACGTCCAAATATATGTAAAAACTTCTCTTGTCCGTATTTAAAAGGCGTTCAATAATTGATAAATATAGTTATGGCCATATTTTATCCAGCTTTATCTACAGTACAACTCGCGCCTTCTTTTACAGGTTCAAGATCTCTTTATTCATATTTAAGTGAAATTAACGATGAGCAATCCGTATTAACAACAGGCGTGTCTGCAGCCCCTGTAGAGTTTACTCGTAATTTTGCTATTCCAGCTGGCACTACATACAAAACGATCGTTTGTACTATAAGAAACCCATACGACATTGTGTTTACAGATTGGTTACACGTTAATAAATTTTTAACCGCTAAAGGAGTACCCACTGTTGCGTTTGATTCTTTTATTCTCAATAGAGATGCTACAGGTATATGGTCTCAACCGCTTTCAGCTTCTCCTACTGCAGACAAGGGTTGTTGGACTTACTTTACACCAACCAGTGGTTCACCTTTGATAGGAGTATCACGCGGACAAATCACTGATCAACTAGCCGTAGCCGGTATTGATTTAGCTAATGTTAATTTCGTACGTTTAGAAAGTTTAAGTGCGAGTGTAACGGGGTTAAGTACAGTTATACCGGGTATAGTTAATAATTGGGCTTACAGAATGAATATCTACACTGATAGATATCATCATATTAATATTAATAACCTATCCTGGAAAGCCGCATATACTTCACAAGTCTTAGCAGACGTAGTGTATAAAGCTTATCAAGCAGATTTTACTGCATTTGGTTATTCAAAAGATAGCTGGAAATCTTGATTACTCTCAATATGCTTTAATGCAATTTGAGCAATAAGTTTATTTGTCTCTACCCCCGGGTGAGACAAATCTCTAGCAAAATCTATACGTTCGGGAGTCTCGTCAAACACAATTAGCTTAGTGTTATTATCTTGGCATACCTGTTTTATAGCTAAAACGTTTTTTAAGTAATTAAAATAAGAGTTTTCTCGATTTGCAAACCAATCTTCAAGAAAAACATTATATTGTTCAAAATAATGGGACGACAGATATATATACCCGTTATTTCTTATGATTTCTAATCTCTCTTTGAACGGTACATAAAGCACTACAGTTTTAGGTTTTAATTTATTTATCCAGTGTAAGCTAATCCTAAAAAAAGTATCTATTGCTCCACCACCTATTCCTAAGTTAACGCTTTTTATATTTAATGCTTTAGTAACTATATCGGGCCAGGTACATTCTACTGGTAGACCGATACCGAGCGTGTAACTACAACCTAAAAACATTATATCTGGGTTTTGCATAAACTCTATGCTTCTAAACCCATCCTTATTAAACTTATATGTAAATTTAGTATCTAACCATCCATACTTTTGCAAATTATCTTTACGAGTCTTTAAATGCTCTGTAAATCTTTCCTTAGAATCCATTCTAAGCCACTCTACTTCAGTATTAGCTATATTTTTGTATAGGCCATTAGCCCACACACTTTTATCTTTATGGTCTAATTGTTGCACGCGTTGTTACTTATATGACATTTAATTTTTTACCACAACGGGTAAGTAGCGGTATGAATTTCTTATCTAACGATCATATTTGGCTTTTACCGCCTCGTACTGGATCTAGAGCAACGTTTGATACTATGCACCTTAATGGTATCAATATAGTCCAGACAAACGGCCATACATTTGCCGGTGCTAGACCTTACACCCACGCCCTTGAAATACCAGAAGAGTACTCCAAATACCCAGTTATAGTTAATGTGCGTAATCCTTATACTTTAGTTTTTTCTCAATGGAAGTTAGCACAATCCTTGGCTATCAGACCATACAGTCCGTATTTAGACATATTAGATAAAATGCCTTTGTGGTTTGATGAAGTAAAAAACGGCGAGGATGGTACTACTGCAACAAAAGTTTACCTATCGAATCCGCCAGTCTTAGATTCATTTAAAGATTGGATGAAGATTAGTAAAAATAAAAAGATAGCTCAAAAATACGTTGATGACGGTAAGGTAGTTTTGTACAAACCTAAAAAACTACCAGAAAAAATAGATTATATTGTACGTTTAGAAAACTATAAAGAAGATATACTCAAAGTACCCGGTGTAACTAAGCTTAATACAACTAATCCTTGTACTACACAGTATAACAGTACTTTATTAAAATATGTAATTGTATGTTTAACTTTATTTGACAATTATAATACAAATTATTTTACTAGTTTTATAGAAAATAACCCGAAAATATACAATGCTATTTTTAAAACTACCCCTAAAAGTTATTCTCAGATACAGTTAAAAAAATTATACGGACAGCTTAAAGAAATACCCGACAATAAATTAAAAACCTTTTTAAGAAACTTTTTCATAGTGCCTGACGGGTTTAAAGAAAAAGTAAAGCTTATAGATTTGTATACCTTATATAGCGAAGATTGGCGTTCGTTTTATACTCAAGAATTAGCTGATATGGTTTATGAGAATATGCAGGAATGGTTTGAACGCTTTAATTACGATAGAGACAGCTGGAAAAAGTAAGATCTTAACTAAATATTTTATACGCGGGGTTAATTCAGTGGTAGAATATCTCGTTGCCAACGAGGATGTCGACGGTTCGAGCCCGTCACTCCGCTCCAATTTAAATCTTTAAACTTTCAGGCTTAGTTGAGCGAATATATACTTCGCCCCAAACTTCCAGCTCACCCATAAGAGCTTGAAACTCTTTTTGAGATAGTTTATCTAAATTTGCTAATTTAGCATAAACTTCTTCTGCCATTTTTTTGTAATGTGCGTCTTTACCTTCTTTAGTAGCCCACTGCTCTGATTCTTTATAAGGTTTAGCTTTAGCAGCAAAATGAATAGCTGTTAAAGTAGCAAACCCACCCTTTTCTTTTGAACTATGAGCAATTTTAGCAGCACCCGCAGCTCTTTTAGTTAAGAACTGTTCAAACGACTCTTCTGTTTCTGGTTCAGGTTGAACACGTTTTTCGAGTATTGTTTGATATTGCTCCGCTAAAACTTTTAAGTTGCTATTCATTGTAAATATATTATATTACTTATAGTTCTTTAACATATTTTAATGGGCCTGTACCAGATTCGACTCTGTGGCAGATGTATTAGAAGCAAGCAGGATTAGTAAATCCTTTATAAATTACTACAAAAACAAACGGCATCATTCAAAGCCTCAAGAACGCAGTCGCTTCCGTGAAAGAATCTCTTTCATTCGGCGAAAGCTTCGCACTCGCAGCTGCTTAAGCTCGATCGGTTATAATATAGATTCTCGCTATATACTATAACCGTCATTCAGCGAGACTGACTATTCAATGGTAGTAGAATAGCAGGAATACTACCAAACAATTTGTATACTAGCATTACGGGTATACATCTTATTAGTAATGATAAGCTTGTAGAAACTGATAAGAACATTACAGAACACCCGGGGGCAGTACCCGGCAGGTCCACCATTTTTTTGCCCCTATCGTCTAACGGTTAGGACATCGGATTTTCATTTCGCTAATCGCGGTTCGATTCCGCGTAGGGGTACCATTCTTAATCCAAATAGAAGTGATAGTTTATTCCTATGGATTTTCTTAATATTATTTAAGAAACCCAAGTAAGTATTTGTGCTGGTGACAGTATCCAGCATAACAACCGAAGCCCTCGGGCCGAGGTTCTAACCTCAACAACAACTATGCAAGCATTAATGATAACAAGTTATCTTGCTGTTGCTGGTCTTGTAAAAATCGCCCTCGATGATTACAAGGTGGGTAGCCGCAAGGTAAAGTCAGAGTTCGTTGAAAACCTAAAAGGAAGTTGGCAAAAGGTAAAACAGTGGTTTTTCGATCACGTTGGTTTTCCTCACCAGCATCTTTTTTAACTATTAACTAGAAAAACAACGCCCGGCTTGGAGCAATCTGAGCCGGGTTCCTTTTTATTGAATAGTAAGACATTAAGGTAAATAGTTTATTATGAGCAAATCTACATCTATAGACGTTAATTATCTTTCTTACGCTTGCAATGCTGAAGGTACAGGTGCTTGGTCCCTAAGTGCGGGTAGTCCTTATATTGTACAGGTACCAGCTCCAACCGACAACAGCACAGCATTTACCCCACCCAACCCTACTTCATTTGCTAGTATTTTAAAACTTGCAGATAATGCTAAGATTACGTTAACTAATTTAGTAGTAGACCAGGGCAGTGAGTGTTCTGTAGATATAAACAATAAAGTATCTGCTGTTGTGCACGGAACTTTCGGTAATTCAACACCCGGTATCGGTAATCAAATTTTTAGTGTTAAAGGCGGTAGTGATGTTGTTATACTTGGTACATTAAAAGGTACAGGTAATAGAATGAATGCAGATATACTAGTAGATAATTGGTCTGATCAAGATTACACCGGTAGTACAGTTAACATTAACAGCGTTAAACACGAAACCGGTAGAAAACTGAACGTAGTATATCGTATCGGTTCCAGTAAAATAAAGGGAGATTGTAATAAACTTTTATTACCATCAATCGGACTAACAATTTATTTCTACTTCAAACTATTAGTACGTAAAGTTATGGGAATCAAGCAGGGACAAAAGGGCCCGAGTTTTTTATAAAATCCTTTTGTAAAAAAATATTAATAAAAGTTGATTAAATTTGGTAATAATATATAAATATAGAGTATGAAGAAACTATTAACATTCCTCGCATTGTCATTAATCGCAATCGTTGTAAAAGCTGCTCCAGTTAGCGGTGACTTAGATGTCGGATTTACCTCAAAGCTAATCCAACAAGGTCTATTAGTCGGTACTAACTATGCAACAGCTGGCGTTGGTACAAATGTATACGGCATTGATCTTGCTGTAACAGCATTTGACAAAGTTAGCGACACAACCACAACATCAGTTGTAGCTGGTAAAACAGTATCAACAACCGATGCATCTGGTCTAAAGCGCGTTTATCTTGATGCTGGTTATAAATTCACGTCTCCTCTCGCTGACTTAACACTCGGTGCAGAATTAAGACACGTAAATGCAGCAGAAGCTACTGGTCAAGCTAATCACAACTTCTTACCATTTGTTAAATTAAGTGGTAGCTGGTTTGGTGGTCATCTTAACTGGCAAGGCCGCGCTCTTAACGATACAGTTAATCGTAGCAACAATTTTGAATTCGGTGTTAACACACCAATCAATACATTTGGTGCTCTTAAAATTGTTCCAGCACTAGTTGTTGGTTTCAATGATCCAGGCGCTGCTACAATTGCTGCTCTTAAGAACGTTAAGAAGTACTATCAACCAGGTATTGGTCTTGATTGGCACGGTATCAATGCAAACTTATTTGCACAACGCACCTCATTAACAGACTCAGCTGCTCAAATCACTGGTTATAACGTTGGTTACAAATTCAAGTTCTAATAACTAGAACTTTTCACACCCTTAGACAACTAACCCCTCACTTCGGTGCAGGGGTTTTTTTATGTTCGTCAATATGAAACTGAAGCGCTCTATTAAGTTTATGTGCAAACTTATTAGCATCAATACCTGCTTTTTCTTGTAAAGCAATTTCTTCTTTTAAAGCACTAATGAACTTTTCGGATAAGTTAAAGTTCTTAGGATAGAACATACGCTGTTCTCTCTTTAACATTCCATATTGTTCGCATAGCTCTTGAAACTTCATATTAGTTAATATATTTATGCGTACACCCTATTTAAACAAGAAATATCCAAAGATTATACTTGATAAAGTAAAAATATGTTATAACATAGTATTACACCTATGAGTAAGGAAGAATATATCAAACTACAAGCTGTTGTTGCAGCTTTACAAGAAACTATTGACGATCAAGAAAAGATTAACGAAATTCTTGATTTATTAAGCAACGCCACTGTAGCTGTTGATGAAGTCGCTAAAGCAGAAGAAGGTGTTGATCCTGCTGAGGAAACAGGCAACGATGAAGAAGGCGAACCAAAACCAAAGCAACAATTCGTTATGCTTGTATCAGATACTACTGGTATTATTACTAAAGACTTGGTAGGCTGGGTATTACAGATTCCAGAAGATGATGATGTAGCTACTGTTATTGATTCTATTAAGACAGGCGCATACAACTTCAATGCCTCTAAGAAGGGTCAAAAGTATCCAGTATCATCTATTGGCCAGGCTATTACTAACGTACCGAATAAGTTCTTTAAGACTAATAATCTAAAGATTAAGACTAAAGAACCTATTCAAATTATTACTACTAATAACGTATTACCGCGTTCTTAAGTACCAGGTTTAACCGCCGGTCCTGCGTTTATAGAACCAGGACCGTTCGGGTAATTAGTCGGTAAACCTTCAGTGCCTACTGAATACACTGAAGGTGGTGGTACCCCAACAGTTGCAACTCTACCGTCAAATCTTGCTTCAGAACCAATAGCTTTATTGTCTGAAACACCGATCTTACTAGTTGCGTATTCGTTAAATTCATTTGGTCCTGGAATAGGCACTCCCTCAACTGCAGGCTTGTTCTTAAGAGTAAGAGGTATGTTTTTAAACACGTGAGAGTGTGGTTGTGCAATTGTTAGCACCCCACCGAGTAAATTCAACAAACTACCCACATCAACAGTTAGTACCGCGGTATTGCCTGTAGTAGCTAGGTCTCCTTCAACAAGACTTACATTTAGTACACCTTGAGTTAAAGCACCATCAATAGACCAACCTGTTGCAGGTACTCCAGGTGCACCGCCTGGGTTTACTGGAGGTCCAATTGCAACAATTTGAGTGTTTTCGGTTACCTGGTATTCAATTGGAGCTGTTATATGATTAACGAATAACTCTCCTTCTACATAAGCACCTCCACCGATAATAACGTTCTTAGTTACACCTAAAGTACTATCCACTACTACCTGTTTACCGATATTGTTCTTAAGTATTACAGAGTCACCATTAATAGTAACAACTGTAGCGTTTACGTCTACTTGCCCGTCTTTTGCACCAATACCTACGTACTCACCTCTTACATTAACTGTACCGCCGTTTATTTTTAAGTTACCGGAAGTCTGTAATGTTGCACCACCAGTACCTGCCTGAATCTTAACGCGATTCATTGCAAATATATCATAATTACCGCCAGGCATATCGGGTACAAATAATTCCTTAAACCCTGCAATTTGAGTTTGTATTGGAGCAAAATAACCAGCTGCTAAGTTTGGATAAACACCTGTAGTTATTGTTTTAGCAAAAGGATCTTGGGTATATCCCGGTAAAGTATTAGCTACTAAGCCTATTGTTGAAACTTTATGTTTAGCTATAAATTCAAAGCTATTACCGCCGAATCCCATTGTCTTTTCTTGATCAGCTAACGGGTTTACTAAACTCTGTAATGTAGCTGCAATAGTAGCTGAATCAACTGCAGAAGCTAATTGCTTATAAAGATCAGTCCAACCAGCAGCTGCATCAATATTAAAATTACCGACCTTAAGCCAATGATCTCCTTGTATAATGTTATCACTATCTCTTTGTACAAATAGGTTGCTATGACCGTTAATAGTTTCAAATTTATCTTTAAGAGTTAGTAACTGAAAGTTTTTAGGGTTAAATAAAGACGTATACTTGTTATTGAGCTCGTAAAAACCACCATTAAAGTGAGTTACCTTATAAGACTCTCTATCAGTCGTGTTAATTATTTCTATAGCTGCACCGCGCTGATTAATAACCATTTTGTTACGATAGGTAGAATGGTCTACTGTAGGTGCACCAGCTCTAGGGTTCTTATTTTCATAAGAACCTGGATAATCTGGATATGAACCATCTCCTGACTTAAAAATACTGTTTAGATCTTCTTGACCAAATGCTGCCCCGAAATAAACAGGATAAAGAGGACTACCATCTCTAAAAAATACCCAAACGTGCGCACCTACATTAGGTACTGAGAATACACCTTTAGCTGAATTTGAATATGTAGCAGGTTTATATGTGTTAGAGAATTGATTAAATTGTTGAGCATTAATCTTAGCAGTATTACCAAAAGCATCAGTTACTGGATGAGACTCAAAGTACGCCCCGGGCTTACCACCTTTATTTTCCGGGTCTATTTGAGTTGCAGAAGATGAGTTAGAAAAATTGGTACCAGGCTGACCATAATTTATAGGAGCATCTGAAACTGAATTAGTATCACTATAAGCATTATAGTAACCGCCTGTAGAAGCACCCATTATAGGGCTAGAAAATTCAGCCCAGGGCAATTGATCTTTTAAATCCCCTAGTATTAAGCTTAAATTCTCTCCACCCGGGGAACCAGGAAATGCAAACGTTTGATCCTGTTTTAACTGATTCCACTTATTATATACGTTTACAGATATATGCGGTACCCAAACCTTAATACGACCTCTATATTCAGGGTCATTGTTTTGTACTACTATACCAAGATAAATGCTATTGTATTTTTCGATCATTAGGTTACAGGATATTGATTGGTGACAACTTTAACTACAGAGTCGTTACCCTGAGAGTTAATTGTATTGCCAGGTATAATTACTACGCTATTCTTGTTTAATCCAGTTATAGCGTTTGGTGTTTGATAGGTCATTCCTGCGGTAGTACCACCTACGTTTACTACACTATTAATACCTTGTACAGTAGCGGGTAAACGGTTAACAGTATCTACCACATTTACAAGTTTACCGGTTTCTTGATTAATGGTACCAGCTACACTGCCAATACCTTGTTGTATGGCTTGTTGGGTTTGTTGAGCAGCTGTAATTACACCTTGAGCAGTACTTAATATTGATTTAACAGCGTTACCGTAAGTTTGTAAAGAAGCCAAGACATTGCTAATGTTACTATCTGGTACATTTAACCCAAGTAACTTACTCAATGAAGGTAATGTTATCTTTGGTAATAAAGACTTTAACTTTGTTAACCCTTCTGATAACAATCTACCTGGAGTCTTAATTACTCCATTTATTTTATCTACTGCAGTGTTTACCCCTTCAATAACATTCTTTTGAGTCCAAGCAACAGGGTCTATTAAGTTACCAGTCATATTTGTATTAAATGGTAGCTTTATTTTTAACGAACCAAACCTTGTTGCAATACCAGCCTGTAATGTGTAGGTACTAGATTGATGTGCGAATACCTGAGATACAAAAGTGTTTTTATCTAAACCTAGCCCGGCAGGAGAAAACTTTTCGTACAACTTAAACATATCACCATTTAATTTGTTTACCTGATTTGATAAACGAGACGGTATTTTACCTAATAAACCTGAATTAAATGCATCGTGTCCATACGCACCGGGATTACCTGGGTCAAAATCATTAGGGGTATATGTCAGTGTACCTACTGAGTCAGAAAAGTCTTGATAAACGTCGGGCGCGTTTGCGCTTATTTGCTCCTTAACCAGTGGATGAGAATAGAACATTGCTTCATCCCAATATCCGTTAAACCATTGTGGATCAAGAGCTGATAAAGGTTTAGGTATAGTAAACACTGGGTGCGGTGCAACTATACTAATACAAGGGTCATTTAAATGAGTAAAGAAGTCTACCTTAGAACCAATCGGGTTAGATGAAAAATCTGTACTATACTGAGCTTTAGCAATATACTGCTCTTGCTCGTAACCAGTAGCAACGTAACCAGGCACCAAGGTTAACGAGTTATAATAGTCGTATGTTTTGATTACCTGTTGTGCACTTAAAGCCATTATGATATATTAGAGTTAATGTTAATGTTGTCGTTTGCGTGTACTCTAAGAGCTACTATATCATTAGTATACGAAGTTTCACTAAAACGGTGTATTACACTATATACCATCCACTGACCTAGTAACTTGTTGTAAAACTCATCCAAAACACCACCTTTAGCTTTTTCTATACTGATAAATGTATTGGCTTCTCGTATAGGTGAACCTAGAGTGGTAAAGCTTACAGAAGTATTGTAGAATAAAGCAGCAGTAAGCAAAGAATTTCTACCCTCTGCAAAACGACTTACTTTATCTGGGCTGTATGAGTATATGTTATTAACCGCGTGGGTATCTGTTTTATTTTTATTAAGCGTGACTAATGTGTCAGGTTTTGCATATAGCTTAAGTTTATTTGAATAATTCTTGTCAATAAACCCCTTCACGTTAGCAATATCATTATTAGTAAAATCTACACTAAATGTTTTATTTTTAAAGTCATTACTATAACAAGGAGACGTTACCATAAACTCCGTATTATCCATAGACGCCATATCCACAAAATTAATATTCTTAATTACACTAGTTATAGGATCAAAGAAGTTAGTATTATTAATATAAGAACTAAACGGAGATTGTGGTAAATTGAATAAAAATTCATTCTGTTCTTGACCAGTTTGAGAAGCCAGTTGTATGATCTCTCTTTGTAAACTACCTGCTTGTGGTGTTGGATTAGTGTTGTTAGTAGTAGACTTGTTATCAATTGCTTTAGCAAAGAAGTTGGAATAAGAAGTTAAAGACCATTGATTTGTGTAACGAGTACGAGTCAGTATACAAGGATCTGCGCCGCTGTCCGTGCCTATTTGAGAACTAACCTGCTTCTTTAACAAATAATTGAGTACATCTGCTGCTTTATAATTCGCTGGAGCACTATAAAATATTTTACTAGAACCATCATCCCAGTCTTTTGTAAATGACTGCGGTAAATACTTTTCTAAAGTTTTAGTTAATAAACTCTTAATAGCTTTACCTGTAGGTACTAATTTCTGTTCATCAGTAGCATAAGCCGGTACTAATCCACTCGATAACAATTCATTTGTAGACCATTGCACGTTAGTTTCACTAAGAATTTGCTGCTCAAATTCCCACAAATAAAGCTTTAATTGTTTTTGTTTGGTAGTGTCACCTGGTATTTCTTCTCTATCGTAAATAGAAAACACATATGACATACCCCAGACATTATAATCTATTTGTAAATCAGCCTCTTTAATAGTACTATCATTAAGTATTTTAACTGTTACATATACTAAATCTCTACCATCATTACGAAACTTATAGTATTGATTTGACGAAGCACTTGCAGTTACTTTTTGCTCAAATATATTATCAGGATTTTTTATAACAAGACTAGCCTTCTTAAACCAAGATCTACTATCTTCTTCTATATCTAGAGAAACTAAGCTAGCTATGTTTAACTGAAATTTATTACCTTGCAAATTATCAAATATAACATCAATTTGATATTTTTGCCGATTGTAAAACTTAGTATTAACCTCACTAGAAGGCACACTATTAACAGTTGTATTAGATATAGCCATTAGCTACTAGTAGTTATTTGTTGTAATATACTTGATACGTAATTAGGTTTTAATATCTTTAGTTGGGTGCCGGCTTTAGGAAATTGAACTGGGTTCTGTATATTATTTGTACAGCATATTAACCACCATAAAGAAGGCGTATTATAAGCTTTTTGAGATACAAGTGTCCAAGGTGTATTATCAGACGTAACTGTATAATAACCATATGTAGTAGGATCTAAATCTACGGGTATATTAACAGTACCAATTAAATTATAAAAGTAATTCTGTCCATCATTATATACGTTAAATAAATTCTCTAACGCTAGGGTGTTTAACGTGGGTAGAGCTGAAATATTGTTTTGCTTTTGTCCGTCCATATTATTTTCCTCGGTTAACTATAACACTATTAGGACTTAATTCTTTACCGTCATACATATAGTAGAATAAGTTACGAGCATTTATAAACAAGCTTTGCAACGATATAGTTACTTTATATGCTTCAGGTATAATCTTTACATTAGAATTAGTAAGTGCACTATACGCGCTTACAACTTCACCAGTTGTTATGTCTACCATACGGGTAGTACCTATATTTTCTACCCTAAAATTTGATACATATGCCCAAGGAAAATACTTAAAACCAGGAACTGTAACCTCATACAAGCTAGGCGGATCCATTAAGTTTATAGATTTTCTATTAGGTAAATTCTGATAGTTAAATGCAAAGAGAAACTCCCAATTTTTTTGCATTTCTTTTTGACTTGTAGTATTAAACAGATAAAAAGAAGTATTAATAGTATCTCCAGCATCACTAGGTGCAAAATACTTTACAGATTCCTTTGAAGAACCAGGATTAGCTAATTCTGCCTGCAATTGATTAATTGCTTTTGTTGTATCATATGCTTCGGAGAGAGTATCTCCAAGTTTTGTAGCTTCAGCCAGCGCAGGCTCCCCACCTACTAAACTTATAATACTACCGCCTGCTTTCTTTAAAAGCTCAGCAGTCTTATTTTCATCTACCTTGCTCCAGGTACCTATGCTACTAGTTACCATATTATCCGGACTTAAATAAGGTAAGGTATAAACAAACCCAGTCTTCTCTCCGTCATATAAACCGTTATAAGGATCTACCCAGGTAGGCGCACTTGCAGCACCTAATGCTGCTCCAATAACTCCGCCTACAACAGGCGCTATTCCGTTACCAGCAATTGCCCCGCCAACCGCTCTAGCAAGAGTAGAAGTAGTGTTTTGAGCTACGGATAACTTAAGCTGACGTAACTGTGCACTTGAAGTAATTTTAATTTCAGATAACTGTATATAAGGTACGTAACTTTTTAAACTAGCAGAACCACCTATAGCCCAAGGATAATCTTCATACACACTAAACGCGCCATTACCCCTCTTAAGTAGAGTTGGTGCTCCGCCATTTATTTCGTCTAGTGTAGTAAATTCCAGGCTGTCCATATTATTACTTAATTAGCAACCCTTCTTAAATACATCATACTGTCTGTTCTTTGACGGGCATTAGCAATTGGATTACCTTGTACATTTAAAGAATACACATTATTTGAAGTGGTGCTTACAGAGTTATTACTGCTTGTACCTTGTTGCTTTTGATTTGGTGTCTGTACTAATCTGTTACTTAAATCCATTAAAGTTTTGTTAATAGCTACGAGTAAATTAGCCGTTTCGTCTCCTTTTTGATTAACAGGAGTAGACTTAGATATAGTCTCTAGCACACTAGAAGTGGTAGAAGGGCCGATATTGCTTATATTATCTATATTTTTAGCACTATTATTTGTAGTGGTGTTTATAGCATTTGCAGTATTCTGTATAGCAGATACTCCTTTGATTAGCTCGGTTTGTTTCTCGCTTACCGATTTAAAACTATCATTTGTTATAATTTGACCGTTAGTCGAGGGAACAAACAATTCCGGTCCCTTTTCCCCTACTACTGCAGGCATACCTTCTTCAACAGAGCCGCCTGAAGCAAATTCTGGTAGTGGTAACCCTGCAGGTGTTACTGGTTTTTCGGGTGCACCCCCAACAGACTCGGTAAGATCACTACCTGTACCGGAAATATTAGCAGGTTTAATTAACGCTTCAGATTCTTTAACATATTTGTTATCACTTATTCTTTTATATTTGTATTTAGTTTTACCTGTCTTAGTTGTGTATTGCTCGACTTTGTAGCCAGGCTTGACAGAGGGTGGTGTTGCTGGTGTTTCCGAAACTAATACCGGTACACCTTCAACACCTTCCCCACTAGTTTCCGATGAACCAGGAGTCGCTGAAGGGGCTTCTTCTTGCTTAAGCTCGTTTTCTTCTTCTTCGCTTTTGGTGATTACCTCCCCTACTGCTTTACCTATTTCTACAGCTAAAGGAGAGTTAACAATAGCTTCTGCTATTTTTGGTGCTAAGTCATCTACATTAATACCAATACCCGCCCCACTAACCCCTGGTTGTATATTAACGACTATAGGAGCACCGGGTGCACCTTCTTTTTGATTTGCAAGCGTACCAGAAGCAGCAGCTCCACTTTCTCCGTTAGCGTTTAACTGTAAAGTACCAGAGTAACCCGATACAGCTGCTTCTTCAGCTTTTTCTCTTAAACTCTTTTGTTGTTCTTGCTTTTTAAGCTCTGATTCTGCTATAGTAGCAAGTATTTCTCCCGGAAATAATTCTTCAGGCTTTTCTCCCTGTTCTTTTAAGAATTCTTCTGCAGCCTTCTTATTTTCTAATATTTGCTTTTTTACTGCCGCCTCTTCTTTAGCTTTTTCCTGAGCTTCATTAGTTGCAGCTTCAGTATTTATAGCAATCTGTCCACCAGCTTCTTCAACTACCTCTCCAGCTTTTTTCTTTCTTTCTAATTCTTTTTCAGATTCTGTTCTTTTCTCAATTTCTTTGAGCTTAAGTTTTTCTTCTTCCTTTAATTTTTTTTTCTGTTCTTTTAAATCTTTTTCTTGCTTTAGTTCCGCTTCAAACTCTTTATCTATATCCTTAAGTTCTGCACTCTCTAAATCAGCCAATCTCTTATCCCAACGCTCCGAAAATGATTTTATATTACCAAGCAAACCTCTTTTTTCAGGAGCAATTTCAGAATATTTAGCTGTACTGTATTTTTTACGTACCGCTTCTCTTTTCGAATTATAACCTTTTTCAGCTAAATCTTCTTGCTGCTGTTTAAGCTGCTCTTCAACAGTTTGCATTTTTTCAACATATTCTTCTTTAACGTTTTTTTCCTCTTTAGCCTGTTTTTCATTATTTGCCTGTCTACTATTATTTTCCCTTGCAGATCTAGCAATAGATTCTAGCAATTCAATTTCTCTAGCTCTATCGTCATTATTTGCTGGAGCTCTCTTTTTTGTTTTATTTGCCTCATCTTGAACAACAGTCTGTATGTTGACTGCATTAACCAACTCGTTAATACTACTAATTAAATTATTTTGATTTAATGCCGTACCTATACTTGAAGCTATAGTAGAACCTAGACCTTGTATAGTAGACAACGTCGTATTAGCGTTATCCTGCATATTTTGCAATACCGCGCCCAATGTGCTTTTATTGACATCGGATATACTAGACGGTAACCTAGCTACAGAATCTGATAACCCTCCAATATTCATATTGAGAGCATCAATGGATTGTTTTAAGTCAGCATCCGCCATAAAAATACTTAGGTATAGAAACGGGGTTTATGTTATAAACCTAAGAAGAAATCCGAGTCAATATTAAAGCTATATGTTTCATTATCGTCTAATTTTACTTGAGTAAGAAATGCATTTAATTCATCAACTTTTACCGCGTATTTTTGTACTAATGCTAAGAATGCTGATGGTAAATGTTCAACTATAAGCATACGGTCTTTATAGCTTAAAGTTTTATAATTTTGAGGAATATTATTAATCTTAACCTCTTTAATAAATTTAATTAAGTTACTTGTAACAATATTCTGAGCAACCTGTTCAATTTCAATTATTGCCGTGTTTCTTAGTTCTGCTTCTATCTCGTATTGTTCCTTTGCAAGAGGTACCTGTAAGTCAAGCGTTATAACATCAACAGTAACTGATTCTTGTTCAGGTAAAACTATATCTTTAATATTTCTTAGAGTACTACTGTAATTAACACCTTCATCAACTAATGAACCTCGAGCCTGTTTTCTTAGCTCTAACAGTATAATATTTTTATCTACCACTGTTATTTTGTCTAGTATACTAGCATCTATACAATTCTCTTGTATTATTTTATAGGTAGCTTTAATAAAACCAGTATCATAATATGAAGCATCATTTTTTATATTTCTAAACGTGTTTATTTGTTTAGCACTAAGAGACTTAAATAATACCGTTTTTTGTAAACAAGGTAAATACACCTTTACTGTTTCCGCTGCAGATATTGCACTTAAAAAATTGTTTATGTTTTTCATATTTAAAACCCAAATTCTGAGCTAGGAGAAGCACCTAAACTACCTGCAGGGGTAGATTGCTCTCTAGACCCTGAAGCTTCTTTTGATTTCTCTCTATCCTGCATAAAGTACATCCAGTATACTTGCATTTCTGATGGTGTGATACTGTCTATATATTCAGCTGAAAACCCGGCATAATTAACTATATTATAAAAAGCTCGGTACACGTTGTTTAAATTTTCCGAATACAACAACTCGATTAACTTTTGCATAACACTATATGTTATGTTGCAAGAAAGACGTAGCATAATGTTTCCGTTCAAAGGATTCTTTACTACGAGTAAATCCCTAACATCGTATTGAGCTTCTATATTAGTAATCTCAGTTTGTAATAAAGATACTAATGCCTGTGGTAAATACTCTACTATTTTAACACGTTCTTCTAATGTTAAATCCTTAAAATCTACAGCTTCATTATCTACTTTAATGTTATCTATGTAAGACGCTAAAACAACAAAAGTACTATAATTGTTATTGGAGAAAACATACTCGTCTTTTATTTTATATGAACTAAAACTTACCTCAAATGCATTATAGCTTATAGTTTTGGATTTATTTATAGTGTTAACTAATTGTTGTAAAGTATCCACTTCTAATGCGTGATTAAACGTTTCTCCTGATGACAATGTGCCTTTTAGCTTTAAATCAGGACTTACACAATAGTTTCGTACTGTTATTAGTAAGGATAATTTATCCTCAAAAGCTATATTTTTACCTACTATATCCGGACACAAATCTTCTAATATAGAATTATACTGCTGGATTGTTTCTTTCTTACTAACATTATACAGGCTCTTAACAAGCTCTCTGTATTGTTTGTAGGAGAGCTCTTTTATCTGTACCTCAGTTTGTTTACTAGGTAAATATGCATTTAGCTTAAATGGCATTGCATATTACTTTACTGTATAATTAGAGTATGTCCAGGTAGTTCTTATAGAGCGTACACCAGTATCTGTATTATTGCCATATCTAAATGTATGCGGCTCTACACTTACCGGTACTGCATTATGTAATATAATCTCTTTACGTACTTTAGGAAAATTATCCGCTTCAGTTCTATCCAAAAAGAATGCCGATATATCAGTTTTAAAGTTTTGTTTTTGAGCAGCCGTAGTACTACTTCTTGCAAATAAACCGAAATGAGAAGAAGCTATTAACCAAGGCCTCACCACATAATCTACAAAAGATTTATTTGTTTCTAAAAAATAAATTTCTATATCTCTTAACGAACTACGACCTTGTAGTACAGGGCTAGAGAGAAACCCGCCCGCTAGAGTAGATAATTCCGTATAACCCGCTCTTCCAGATTTTACAGCTTCACCAGGAACGGTTATACCGTTAGCTAAAAATAACTCGTCTCCATTAACTTTACTCCAGTATTGCTTAGTATTCTGTACATCAATTGTGTTATCTATAACTTGGCTATTGATATTATTTAAATTATCAATTATACTAGTTAAATTTTGTACACTTACTATAAAATTAGCCTCAACTGGTATATGAAAGTTAGGATCAGAAAAAATATCGGTAAATTTTTCAATACCGCGTGTAGAGCCCTGTAAAGTGTCCTGTGTTACGATTGCCATTTTTATTGATTAGATGGAGCGGGTAAGTCTGTACCGTTTTGTACAGTTGTAGGAGTACCCAATACACTACTTGCACTTTCGCGCGACCACCATTGATAACCGAACTTAACTTTTACTTCCTGTATTTTACCACTACCCGAAACATCAAATGATACTGCGGGCAAGTCAATAACAAACAATCCATATATTCTGTAAATGTCAACAATATTTAGCTTGTCATCTAACACGTTAATTTGTATTACATTTTCGTCTCCTGGTACCTGCTTGTGGTTAATAACGTTTGCACTATTAACTGCAGTCTCGTACATTCTTTTCTGTAAAAAGTGTCTAATTTCTAAAGCCTGGTCCATATAGAATGTAACATCCCAGCTCTTACTATTACCATAATCTCTTGGACCTGGTGCGTGTACATCTACACCAAAATACTTAACCGATGCAAATTGTTTGGTAGCGTTTGGTAAACTAAAATTTTTAATATACAACAAGTAATCTTTCGGAAATGTTTGATCTCCAAAAGTTAGGTTTTCAACTCTAGCCTGATAATCTCTCAAAAAACCGTATTTCTGAGCTGCAGAGTAAAAACTCTTTAATGTTTGTTCTGTTTGCGCCATACTATTACTTAGGACTTAATTTTAAAATATTGGAATGCTAGTACTACCGGTAGCTTAGCAATCTCTGTACCTGTGTTGGATATATCATATTCTACTCCTTCTAAGAGTATAGGAAACACTCCAAAAAATTGATATGTTTTAGCAATCGCTACTTTTTCACTAGCTACTAAGTCATTTACTACCTCTACTCCTTCATTGAATAGCTGTAAATCTAAACGACAATTTATAAAAGCATTATCTCCTGCAATAGCTTTGCTTTGATTGTTAAACGGATTGTACATTGCATCACTCCAGGACTCGAACAGACTTCTTATATACTGTTTGTTATCTGAAAAGAACGTTACTCTCCATTGTTTTTGAGAAGGAAATGTAGCATTTGTTGGCACTACAAACTCGAAAGCTCTATAAGGTACATTAGTGGTATTAGTTCCACGAGCAGGTAAAGAGGCCGTTTGCAAGTACAGCAGATCTTTCTCCTCAAACGTGACAGGCGCATTAACTATATTAGATACCTTGAAATTATACTTCTTACTAAAGCCCTGTTTTTGAGCAATATTATAAAAATCCTTTACACTGTTCAGTGTTGACATATTAATACTTAAGCTTTAAACAATAAAAAACCCGACTTTGCAGCCGGGTTATTTACTAATACTTTATATGGCTTAACCTTGTGACCAATACTGATAAGCTAATGTAGCTGTAAACTTTAATGGAGCACCTGTACCAGTAATATCATATTTAATATCACCGAGCTTTTGAATGTAAGATCCGAATAAGTTATATACGTTAAGTACATTCAATTTATCATCAATTTGATGAAGTTGAATAACTGAACCAGGACCAGGAACTGCGAGATTACCTGTACTTGTTTGGTCATTGAATATTTCGCCTCTTTGCCAAGCTTCAAGCTTTTGACGAATCAAGCTAGCTTTATCAGCGCGGAATTCAACGTTCCAAGCATTACTACCTGTATACTTTACTGTACCAGGAATATTAAAATCAAGACCCATATAAGTAGCGGTTTGATTTTGAATATCTCTAGTAGGTAGAGTAGCTGTAGTAATATAAACGAAATCATCTTCGTTGAGAATATTATTACCGAGAGAGACTACGCGCAACATATAGTCACGAGCAAAGTCTCTTTGCTGTGCTACTCTATAGAAGTCTTGTATTGTTTGTGACATATTAAATACTTATGTAAAGGTTATTGTAGTAATTCGTTAAAGTCTTGAGATGTCTTAGTGCAATAGAAGTTCACTAAGATAAACTCAGCAGTACGAACTGGTTTAATGTAGATATCTACAACAAGCTCATTTTGATCGATAGTATCTGGAGTGTTGTTGGTATCATTGCAAATGATTTTGTAATCGTAAAGACCTTGAGTATTTTTAGCTAATTCAAATACAGGAGTAATAGTATTAACTAATCTACTACGTGTAAATGTTGTATTAGGTTCAAATACGAAAAGTTTTGAAGTATTAAGTACTGACTTTTCTAAGAAGAGGAATAAACGACGAACGTTAATACGATCAAAAGCGCTTGGAGCTTTTAACATTGTCTTTTGTCCGTAGATTGATAGACCTTCATTAGGGAAGTTCACTACAGGGTTAATAGAAATCTTATAAAGTAGATCGCGTTGTTTTTGATTTGGATTCAACGCAATATCTACAAGACCTGTAATAGTACCACGATTTAAACCAGCAGGTGCACCCCAAGGATAAGCTACTGCATCATTCTTTGTAAATGTTGCTGCAGCATAGCCTGAGAACGGTACCCAAACTAATTTATTAGTGAATACGTCTTGTACTGCACCCCAGTTACCGTAAGCAATTGTATAGCTTGTGTTATAAGGATTGTAACAGTTACGTAAAGGCCAGTAAATGTTGTTCGAGAAGTTTGTTGTCTTATCGTCTAGGGTCTTAAAGTTTGCACCCTGTATAAAAATACTACGTAATGGATCAGAGATATACACGCAATCTTTGCGTTGATCGCCAGCAAATTGACTGAAGATGTCAGTAACTGCTTTCCAGCCTGTAGCTGTACCGTTACCGCTGAAGCTAAACGTACCGTCGTTAGTAAACAGGTTAGTTAAATCAGAATTAATAGTTGCTGTATAAGCGGTATCATCAAAAAACCCGTCTCCACCGGCAAATGCATTGATAGTAGAAAGACCTGCATCAACAACTACATCTACGTTATATACATCAGTATTTACTAATTGATTTAATACGTAGTTTAATTTGTTAGGTAAGTCACCGATTCGCTTAGTACTAGAGTTACTTAAATTTAAAGACTCAGCATAATTACCTAATGGGAATAATGCATCAGCTGCTTGATAGCCTGCAGCAAGTATAGATGGTGAAGTGGTTACGTCACTTGTCTTTATTACTCTTACTGATTTTACCGCATTACCGTTATTATCAATCCAGGCTGTTTGATTAGCAATATAAGGATTAATATATACGGAAATGTTTGCTGAATTGTTATTAATTACTGTTTCAGCAAAATCGTTCTTAGGAGCACCGCCGTTAACGTCCTGAATTAAACGGTTAGAATAGAACGATACTGAATGACCTTCTTGTAAACCATAAGTTAATTGTAATGGGTTAGCAGCAAAAGGTGTTGTTTTAACTTTTATTAATGAAAGAATAGCAATATCGCTATAGCTTGTTGAACCTACTGTTGAGCTAATTGTTAGGTCATATGTAGGAATATTTTCAATCGTACGAGATACGCTGTCAATGTTACTACCTGCTGTAGCAGAAAGTTGGAAGCCAACTACTGGAGAATTTGTTATATCTAATGTACCATTAGCATTAATTGTGTGTAAAGCCTGTACTTCTTTATAAGGAGTACTTGGATTAATTGCGTTGATTTCAGCAATATTAAAATAGAAGCCTTCGAACTTTTCGTTGATAGTTGTTTGTGCTTCATTTACAACAATCATACCAACACCGTTTAATCCGTAACCTGTACCAGAGAGGCTATCGAATCCGGCAATTGTAGGATAATTACCACCTGCACTTGCACTCCAGAATAAGTTATTTTGCTTTAAATTAATGTAATCAGTTTCTGAAAGTGTTATTAATGTTGGTTGACCGAAATAATATGATGTTGCATTACTTAATAATGCTGTATATCCGGCTTGTACTGCAGCAGAAAGCGGGGTTGAATTTGTTACAGGTACTACTGGGTAAACTAAAGCACTGTATTTATCTGAAAAACCATCTCCTAACGCAGGACCGTATGGTAAGCGAGCAACCTGTACTTGAGCGTTTGTACCGCCTGTAAACTGTTGTTGTACAGAATAATAAAAATAACGTTCAGCGGCATTTGTTGGTGTACCGTATATATTAGCGAAATCAGAAACAGATGTAAGTGTTACAATTTCGGACGTTGGTCCTTGAGCTGCAAAACCTGCGATAAACACGCTTGTTCCGTTTGGGGAAGTCGCTGTTTGGCTTAGATCTACTTCTCTAATTTGTACACCAGGAGATTGTATAGTACGTAAAGTTGCCATAGTAGTGATATACTATTATTTAGGCTATTTCGAAACGAAACTCTGTAAGTTTAAAGTAATTCTGCATTTAACTGACTAAATGAGAACGTAAACGAGGACTCAAGTTGTTCAGCATCTCTATAACTATAAGTTATTCCAGTTAAATTGGTAATAAATGCTTTTGAATACGTCCAACGGATTTTCTTATTGTTGTATTCATCCAAACCAAACACATTAATGGTGGTTTGGTAAGGTTGTAAATTACCGGTACTTGCATAAAATGGCCTGCCTTGAAAATCAGTAGCTGCCGGGTTTAAGTTATCAGAATCCTGTATACTGGTTTGCGCTCCGTTTATATAATCCAGCCACTTCCACAATACCCACCAGTTATTGAATCCATTGTCAACTGTAAAGTTAACTGTTATATCTGCATATTTTTCTCTCTTACCTGTAGATAGACTTAAAGTTTGGCCTGCATATGATAGAGCTGCAGCGTTAATATTAGTTGGAGGCACTACAGTACCGTAAACTGAATATTGTAAAGAATCTAGAAACACACTCTTACTTTCTCTACCTTCCTGGCTTACTGCGTTAATTTTTTTAAGAACATCAGGCAAATCCAACACTAATAGAAATTTATCTTTTCTACTTTTATTGAGTATAGCTTGTTGGTAATTTGGAGTTTCGCTCATTATTTTTTATTTTTAATTAAATAGTATTTTTTTACAACAGGATCGTAACCGATCTTGATACCACTAGTGCTTAAACCGCGTGGTTCTCCGTTACTGACCTTATCTATATTCATATTGTAATGACCGGTAATAGTATGAGCTAGTTGAGGTGTAATATAAGTTTTACCTTGAGGTTTCTTTTTTAGATTCTCAATTTCGTGAAAAGGCGTCTCCATTCCGCTATGTACTTTAGCGACTACATTGACTGATTTTGTATTAGCTTTTGCAAGCTTACTTAAACCAGCCGTCACCCCTTGGTGTCTAGGACCGCGACTACCCTTACCGCTTTTTTGTATACCAGGCATACTAAAATAGTTTTTAAATGTACTCTCCTGGTTTAAGGACAGTTCTTTATCTTTTTTAGCAATTACACCTAATATTAATCTTTCTAAATCTTTAGATCTTCTTAGCTCTTTAAAAGCTAAGTTTTCCGCAGAGAACTCTCCGTCTTTTTCTAGTCCGGCCTGTCTCATTTTTAATAACTTCGATTTCACCATTTCTGCACACTCTAAGTCACAATCATCGCTTAATGCGTGATCGATCATTTGTTTCATAGCTTCTACTTTTTTAAGTATAGCTTTTTTATCAACGTGTTCAGCTTTAACCGGTTTAACTAGCCATTCATTGTTTTTAATAGAATATACACCTGAAGAATGATGAGGCTCTAAAATGTCTTGTATGTAGACCTCAACATCGTAGCCTTTGATTTTTATTTCGTGAGAGCTGTTCCAGACTGTTTTTTTAGCTTTAAAATAATCTTTGAGTATATCTTTATTAATATTGTACTCTCTACAATCTGTTATAATATGTAAGTCAAAATCGCTGTAATTAGTGTAATTGTAATTAGCCAAAGAACCAGTCAAGGTTATATCTTCTACGTCAACTGGTATTTCTACAGTTTCGAGAAATGCTTCTGCAGTTTGTAGCAGCTTTTCTTTTATTTCAGGTTTAAGTACACCCTGTTCCCATATCAACGGATTGAGTTCGTCGTGATACTGAAATGTGAGACTGCTATCGGTTTGTAACATACTATGTAGATATTTACATAATAATCAACTTAAACTGCCCAGGATATCATTTTCTGACTGTCTGTTTTTATGCCTAAATACGCACACTTCCAGTCACCTTGTGCAAATAAATCTAGATTTATCCATTCGTCTTTTCGTTTTAAGATTTCAATAGCAAAATCATTCCAATCCGTGTTTAAAAACTTACCTTCTACTTCATTTCTACGTTCTTCTATAGCATCAAGGCTAAACTCATCGTGCTCGTAATGTATTACTTCAATAGCGTTACCTTCTTTATCAGTGTAGTCTATTGAAAAGTCTATACCCCATTTTGGTTTTAAATTAATAAGCTTATACATTTGAGTGTTCCATACAGCCCACTCTTTAAGTTGTTCTAAAGCTTTATCAGCAAAGCCTCTACGTTCAAGAAATAGACTATGGTTAAGACAAGCCCCGGTAAATACGCCTTCTTTTTTAATATACGCTTCATCCTGTACCATCCATTTTCTCTTTATACAATGCTGATCTTTATAATGTAAGTCTAGCTGGGTACCATTAACTTCCGCATAGTTTTGCTCTAGTCTCGTTATTACGTACCCTTCTTGATCAAATAATTCTAAGAACTCTGGCCCAGGATAAACTGGATTAGGGCCGTGTGTAAACCTAATATCAATATAATTTAATAAAGGCGTACGCCAATAACCTTCAGTGTTAAACTTGTTTCCGGTAAGTGATAAGCCATTCATCACTGTGATTTATATTGGATTTATAAAATATCCATATAAGTATTAGTATGCCACGGGCAAAAAAAGATCAGACAACGTTCTACTTAGGTAATAAGAACTTACCTGTTCCAGAAACACAATTTAACTGGACACCAGAAATGGTGGAAGATCTAGAAAGAGCTCGCAAATCTATATTACACTTCTCTCGTTTCTTTTATATTGTTAATCTAGACGAAGGCAAACAACCAATTAAACTTTACCCTTACCAAAAACGTATATTAAAAGCCCTAGTAGAAAATAGATTTAACGTTGTGTTAGCAAGCCGTCAAATTGGTAAAACTACCATTTTAACTATATTTGCTTTGTGGATGGTTTGCTTCCAAGACGATTTTCGAGTACTATTAATTGCTAATAAAGAAGGCACTGCTATTAATATATTTAAACGTATTCGTTTAGCATATGAAATGTTACCCAATTATATGAAGCCTGGTGTAATAGAATATGCTAAAACAGGCTTAGTACTAGCTAATGGTAGTTCAATTGGTATTAGTACTACGACATCTGATGCTGCCAGAGGTGAGTCTATTAATTGTCTACTCATAGACGAAGCCGCCTTTATTCCACCAGAGTTTATGGACGACTTTTGGGAATCGGTATTTCCTGTTATTTCGTCTTCTAAAAAATCAAAAATTTTTATGCTATCTACCCCTAACGGTGTAGGCAATTTATTTTTTAACACATACACAGATGCAGTTGCAAATAAAAACGGCTGGCATAGTGAAAGAGTAGACTGGTGGGAGGTACCTGGTAGAGATGAACAATGGAAAGAAATGACTGCAAGAGCGCTAGGTTCTGTGGAAGCTTTTAATCAAGAATATGGTAATGAGTTTAGAGCGGCTGGTGAAAACATATTCGATAAAGACCAGTTAGATGAACTCGCTGCTAATGCACCGGAACCTGTGTTTGTAGATGATGAAAATACATTTAAAATATACAAAGATCATATCGACGGACACTTCTATAGTATAGGTGTTGACGTTGGAGAAGGTATTGGTAGAGCTAACTCTGTTATACAGGTAGTAGATGTAACAGATTTAACTAACATAGAACAGGTCGCTACATATGCTAATAATAAACTAGACCCGTTTAATTTTGCTGGGAAATTATTAGAAATAGCCGGTCAATGGGGTAACCCACCGTTGCTAATTGAACGCAATAATTGCGGTGCATCTGTTATAGATGCTTTAGTTAATACTCATCAATATCCTAATATAGTAAAGTATACTCCAAGTATGGGTTCGTTCACTGAAAAAGCTGAAAAGGATAATCGCTTAGGTGTTTACGCTCATACTAATAGTAAGTTTAATTCAATGTCCAATTTTCGTTATTGGATGAACGTATTGCGCTGCGTTAAACTATACGATAAGGAAACTATAAACGAATTTAAAACATACATACGTCAAGATAACGGGGTGTGGAAGAAACAATCAGATAAGTATTTGGACGATAGAGTAGAAGCTCTTATATGGGCAATGTTTATATTAGAACCTAAAGTAGTAGAACAATTCTATGAAGTAACTCAGCAAGATGCTAATGGTAGACCGTTAAAAATGTTACCTAACAACTGGGACCCTTTTGTAGTGAGTTTTCCAAAGCCATCTGAAATGTATAGAAAGTTTGGTACAGAAAAAGAAGAAAACATAGTACCGTACAATCCTGTCTTTATTGGTAATAAACCAAATGATCAGGTTAACTCTGACCTAGATGAATTACACGAACAGGGATGGCGTTATCCTGGTACAACCGTACCAAGTATCTTAGGTAACAGGTTTCTAAGATAAAAAAACCCGCTTTGCAGCGGGTTTTAGGAGAATTTAACTCCGAATTAAGTTATGCCTAAAAACTTATTGTGTGAACATATTTTCTTCACCCTTAGTTGGCTTTAAGCTACCGACTGTGTGAAGTTTATGTCCGTCTTTAAGATGAGCTGATTCTTTTTCTTTCTTAGGAGCTGGCTCGTTCTTAAAGTTAGCGCCCTGCTCTGAAGCAGCGCCTTTAACTTTAGTTACACCTGAACCACCGACTTTATGAATCTTGTGACCATCTTTGAGCTCTTCTGATTTAGCACCTTCAAGTGGGTGACCTAGATCTTCAGCATCAACAGCTTCTTCCATTGCTGATTCTTCTTCTTCCTCTTCTTCTTCGGAAGAGTCTTCCATATGAGCTGTTTCTTCTTCTCCACCAGCGCTGATGTCTTTACCACCGTGGGTATCTTCATAACCAGCGTGCTTCTTAAGAGCTTCTAGTGCTTTTTCAAGCATTTCGATAATCTCTTCGTGGGTCAAAGGCTTCTCTTCTGTACCAGTTGGTTCAGCATCGATCTCTGCACTAGTATCATCTGCTGCAGGGGCGATAGGAGCCATTTCTTCTTCTTCTTTAACGAAAGGACCTTTTTGCATTGCGTCCTCATACAATTGTTGGAATTTTGATTTAGGCATAATAAATTGTTGTTTCTTATATTTAGGAGTTTTCGAAGCAGAATCTACAGTCTCTTCTACTTTTTCTTCTTTATCAGGAAGAGCTTCCCTCTTTTCTTTAGTTTCCTTTTTAGTTTCTTTAGCTACACCCTTTGTAGCTTCACCAGCTTTTGTAAGATCAGCTTCTTTAGCAAGTTTCTTATCAAAGTTATCCGCAGCTTCTGGACCCGTGCCTTTAGCTACTTCTTCAATACCGTCTTCTTTACCGAAAGCAGAACCTGTTTTAGGGGCTTTTCCAGCTGGTACATATTGTGTAGCATCTGTTAAAAGGATATCAGGCATATTATTGCCCATATCAATTGCAGGCTGGTTGACAGCAGATTCTTGAATCGTGCCATACAAATCACCCAACTCGGATAAACTCTTTATCTTACTCATTGTAATATTATTTAGTATAATGCTGATTAATTCTATAGATATTGTAAATATTTTTATGTCAATAGCTCAGTATTGTGTAGATACCGGTCCATATATTGCACCAGGAACAGCATATCCAGTTGGTACAAACGTACCCGGGGGTTATGAGTGCGCGATCGGACCAATACGTTATTTAGATGTTACAAATAATGCTAGTCAAATCCAACTATTTAATAATTGGTGGGCTGAACAAATAAACCAATACGGAATGAACGTAAATTATTACGTTAATCAATACACTCTTTCCGGTCACGACTTTTTCTATGGTGAACAGCCTTTAGCTGGGTATTTACCACCCATACCAATTGTAATGGCAGTAACTCTTAATAATGACAGTATTATATTAAGTAAATTCGGTATACAAGGTACAGCAGATCTTACAGCTATTGTTGCTATTAAAACATTTACAAGTACTATGTCAAGTTCTGCATTAAGTTCAGTTGCAAGTAGATATACATTTGAACCTAAAGCAGGTGATCTTATAGAGTTATATGAATATGGTACTACCCGTCCAAACGGTAGATCTGGACAGATATATGAAATAACAGAACGTGTAGATCAATCTGGTTCAGGGCAAAACAATCAATTACTCGGTCATTATATATGGATGGTAAGAGGTAAGCGCTTTGATTATACCTACGAACCACAATCTCCTAGAGAAAATCTCAGCCAACAAGTATTCGACAATAAAGTTGCCGGCCCAGTACCTCTTGCTGCTACAATTAATGGTAATAATAATGCTAGAGTTATTGAAAATAGAAACGAAAAGAATTATTTTCAGAACGTTGACAAATACACTAGAAATAATGTTTACGATTATACAGCTAATCATAACGCACCATTATCTGGATATTTAAGTTATAGCGGTTACAGCGGGGTAACCGGTAACCCAGACACAGGAGTATATGGTGCTTACGATAGCAATATAACTTTAGTAAATCTATATGCTGGTGGTGGTATGCATACACCTACCGCTAGTGCACTAGCTGCAGAAACTAATGGAGTAAATCTAGGTTATTTCGGACTTCGCAGCCCTAACAACTAAGTAATAGAATATGGCTGATACTAGTTACCCGTCAATAGTCTATCCACACGAGCTGTCAGCAGCAGGCGTGATACTTCCTCAGGATCTGCTGTTTCTTGAACAACAAAACCCAGACGGTACATTTTCTACGTATTCAGTTGCAGTTTCTGCTGTATCCGCTCAAGGACCTCAAGGTGCGCAAGGTGATGTAGGCCCTCAAGGACAATCTGGTTATAGTGGTGCAACCGGTATGTCTGGTTACTCTGGTTTACCTGGTATTGCAGCTGCTTCAGGTTATTCTGGTTATTCTGGTATTGATGGTCAATCTGGTTTTAGCGGCATTAGTGGTTATTCCGGCGATACAGGTATTTCTGGTTATTCTGGTTTTAGCGGTACATCTGGCGCGTCAGGTATAAGCGGTTTTAGTGGGGATTCTGGTTTATCTGGTTATAGTGGGGAGTCTGGTTATTCTGGTCAATCGGTTATCGGTTTAGTTCTTTACCCTACTAATATACCTTCTGAATTTCCTGGTTATGTAGTACTTTCTGAACCTACTGGAGAAATAGGAGACGAAACAGAAGACGATTCAGGGTTTTTTAATCAGCCATTAAACCCAGTACCAATTACCAAAACAATTACCCTTTCTGGTTTTCCTGGTAGGTCATTAATTGACTCAGGTAGTTGGTACTTTGATTCGTATTATAGCTGTTATGGTCCAGGCGCTTCAGCAAATACATATTTAACATATGTAGTAAGCAAATTGTCTGCTGATAATGTTACAGCTACTCAATTATTTTCGGTAACTAGCGATCCATTAACTAGAACCTATGGTGCACAAATACTGTTTAGTAGAACACAGTATTATATTAGTGAACCTATACCATTAGATGTTAACGATAGAATTAAGATTGACATTTATGCTCAGACAACTGATATGTCTGATCCGAATGCTGGTGGTGGTGTAAACGTTGCATATTATTATCTCGGTACCGAGCACTATAGTAGAATAGTAACTAACCTACCTTTTGGTAAAGACGGTGCTTCTGGTACTTCAGGTTATTCTGGTTTCAGTGGTATAGGTACTTCTGGTTATTCTGGTTTCTCTGGTATTTCAGGTTATAGCGGTCCAATTGGTTATTCTGGTATTAGCGGTTTCACAGGTTTTAGTGGTTACTCTGGTTATATAGGTTATAGCGGTATTTCAGGTTATTCCGGTTTTAGTGGTTCTGGTGTATCTGGCTATTCCGGTGCTTCTGGTTTTAGCGGTATAAGTGGTTATTCCGGTTATAGTAGCTATTCTGGTTTCTCAGGTATTAGCGGCTTTAGTGGAGATTCTGGTATTTCCGGTTATAGTGGTTTTACAGGTACTTCAGGTTATTCAGGCTTTAGTGGTTATTCCGGCTTCACTGGTATTAGCGGTTACTCTGGTGCGAGCGGTTACACCGGTATTAGTGGTTACACCGGCTATAGTGGTATATCTGGCTTTAGTGGTATTTCTGGTTACTCTGGCTTTAGTGGTATATCTGGTTTTAGTGGCATTAGCGGTTTTACTGGTATAAGCGGTTATTCAGGCTTTACGGGTACATCTGGTTATACTGGTATATCAGGTTATTCTGGTACATCTGGTTACTCAGGCTTTACAGGCATTAGCGGTTATACAGGTATATCTGGTTTCAGCGGTATAAGTGGTTATACTGGTATTTCAGGTTATAGCGGCTTTAGTGGTATTTCAGGCTACACCGGTATATCTGGTTTTAGTGGTATAAGTGGTTTTACAGGTATTTCTGGTTATAGTGGTTATGTAGGTACATCAGGTTACTCTGGTAAAAACGGTACTTCAGTTACTATTATTGGTACGGTACCAACTGTTGGCGGTAACCCACAAGCTACTTTAAATGCAGCATTTCCTGGTGCAGTAGCTGGTAATGGTGTTATAGACGAAACTACTGGTAATTTATGGGTATATAGCGGCACAACTTGGACTGATGTTGGTCAAATAAAAGGTGACTCTGGTACCTCTGGTTGGTCTGGTGCACAAGGTACTTCAGGCTATTCCGGTGCTAGCGGCATAAGCGGCTATACCGGTATTTCAGGTTTCTCTGGTATTAGTGGTTATACAGGTATAAGCGGTTATTCAGGCTTTACTGGTACATCGGGCTATTCTGGCTTTAGCGGTGTATCAGGCTTTACAGGTATTTCTGGTTATAGCGGTTTTTCTGGTATCTCGGGTTACAGTGGTGCAAGTGGTATATCAGGCTTTAGCGGTATTTCGGGCTATTCAGGTTTTACTGGTACATCGGGCTACTCTGGCTTTAGTGGTATATCAGGTTATTCTGGTTTAAGCGGTTATTCAGGCTTTAGTGGTGAATCTGGCTGGTCTGGTATTTCAGGCTACAGCGGTTATACTGGTATAAGCGGTTATACAGGCGCTAGCGGTTATTCAGGTATTTCTGGTTACTCTGGTTATAGTGGTATATCTGGTTTTTCAGGTATAAGCGGTTATACTGGTGTATCTGGTTATTCTGGTATATCGGGCTGGTCTGGCAATAGTGGCATTTCCGGCTATAGTGGTTATTCTGGTATAAGCGGTTATTCCGGTGAGTCAGGTTATTCCGGCTTTAGCGGCATTTCAGGCTTTAGTGGAGATTCTGGTATTTCTGGTTATAGCGGTTTTACAGGTACATCTGGTTATAGTGGTTTTAGTGGTTCCGGTGTATCTGGTTATTCAGGTTTCGGTCCACGAGGTGCACAAGGTTCCCAAGGCGATGTAGGACCTCAAGGCGCGCAAGGTGACACAGGACCTCAAGGTTTTCAAGGTTATCAAGGTGCACAAGGCGATTTCGGACCACAAGGCGCTCAGGGAGATTTTGGTCCACAAGGCTTCCAAGGTGACATTGGTCCACAAGGTGCGCAAGGAGATCAAGGCTTCCAGGGCGCTCAAGGCGCACAGGGAGATGTCGGCGCGCAAGGTGCACAAGGCGACGTAGGTATATCTGGTTATTCAGGTGTTAATGGTTCCTCAGTTACTATTATTGGTACAGTACCTAATGCATATGTTAACCCGCCTAACGACCCACAAGTAACATTAAGTGCAGCTTTCCCTTTAGCAGTTGACGGTAACGGGGTTATCGATGAAACATCTGGTGATTTATGGGTATATGCAGGCGGTGTTTGGACTAATGTTGGCCAAGTAAAAGGCGACTCCGGTACCTCTGGTTTTAGTGGTACCTCAGGCACTTCTGGTTTTAGCGGTATAACAGGTTATTCTGGCTATAGCGGTTTTTCAGGTGCTTCCGGTATTTCTGGTTATAGCGGTTTAGATGGCTACAGCGGTATAAGCGGTTGGTCAGGCTATTCTGGCTTTAGCGGTGCTGTAGGTTATTCCGGTGAATCTGGTTGGTCAGGCTATTCTGGCTTTAGCGGTTATAGTGGTTCACCTGTTAATATTTCCAGTCAACTAATAACATATAGCAATACTTTTAGTGCTGGCCAGGTAGTAAGACTTGATAATGGTTCAAGCGGCTGGTTCTTAGCTCAGGCTAATAATGTTGTTAATGCCGAAGCAACCGGTATTGTACAATCTGCTACACCTTACAACTTTTACGTAGTATATAATGGTTTAATTACATTTGATAATACCGTTACATTAAATCCAGGCGAATGTTATTTCTTAAGTGAAGTTGTTGCAGGTGCCTTAGCGACATATTCTCCAAGTGCGTTTGGAACAGTATCCAAACCAGTAATGCGTGCCATTACTTCAAACGTTGGTGTGGTTGTTAATGAACGAGGTATATTAAACACGAGCGATTCTGCTCTAAACTCAACAGTGCCAGCAGTTCAAATAACAAACAATTATTATGCTGCCTCTGCACAAGATTACTTTATTGGTGTAAGGTATAGTGGTACTTCAACAGTTGTATTGCCAGTCGGTACTCCAGGCAAGACGTTTACAATTAAAGATATGCTTGGATACGCTAATAATACAACGTTTGCGATAACAATATCCGCTACCCCGCCGGATTTAATTGACGGTGCTACTTTTGATCAAATTACATCTCCGTTTGAAACGGTTTCAGTAATATACATTAATGGTGTGTGGAATTTAGTTTAATAACACACTCAAAAATGCGTAAAGAAATATAAATATTAACAATAAAGAAATACTACTATGGCAAATTCCTTCGTCTACCAAGCAATAAGAGGTCAATCAGGTTTTTCTGGTTATAGCGGCGTCGGGTTTTCCGGTGCGTCCGGTATATCAGGTTATTCTGGCGCAACCGGTATATCCGGCTATTCAGGCTTTACCGGTGCCTCTGGTATAAGTGGTTATACAGGTATTAGCGGTTACACTGGTATTTCAGGTTTTACAGGTATTAGTGGTTATAGTGGCTTCAGTGGTATTTCTGGCTACTCCGGCTTTACAGGTATTTCTGGTTACACTGGTATTTCAGGTTTTACAGGTATCAGTGGTTTTAGCGGCTTTACAGGTATTTCTGGTTACTCTGGTACATCTGGTATTTCAGGTTATTCTGGTTTTAGCGGTATAAGTGGTTATTCCGGCTTTACAGGTTATAGCGGTTTCACAGGTATTTCTGGTTACACAGGTATTTCAGGTTTCACTGGTATTAGTGGTTGGTCAGGTATTTCAGGTTATACCGGTATAAGCGGTTTTAGTGGCTTTACAGGTATATCTGGTTATTCCGGCTTTAGTGGTATTTCTGGTTATTCCGGCTTTAGCGGTATTTCAGGTTTCACCGGTATTTCAGGTTTTACTGGTATATCTGGTTTTACAGGTATTTCTGGTTATAGCGGCTTTAGTGGTATTTCAGGCTTTAGCGGCTTTACTGGTATAAGCGGTTATTCAGGCTTTACAGGTATTTCAGGTTATACTGGTATCAGTGGTTTTACCGGTATTTCAGGTTACTCCGGCTTCACTGGTATTTCAGGTTTTACAGGTATTAGTGGTTATTCAGGCTTTACCGGTATAAGCGGTTTCACAGGTATTTCTGGTTACTCTGGCTTTACAGGTATTAGCGGTTATACAGGTATAAGTGGTTATACTGGTATATCAGGTTATTCCGGCTTTACAGGTATTTCGGGTTATACAGGTTTCTCAGGCTTTACTGGTATTAGCGGTTATTCCGGCTTTACTGGTATATCTGGTTTTACAGGTATTAGTGGTTTCTCTGGTATTTCAGGTTATACAGGTTACTCTGGTGTATCTGGTCCTACTGGTGCATCCATTTACGGTAGAACGTACTACCTACAAGAAGTAACAAGTGATCAAAACCCAACAGTATTTGAAGTAATGTCGTTAGTACCAGGCGGTGGTGGTACGACAGTTAATGACGACCAACTAGCTCTTAATTCTACTACAGCAGGTCCAGGCAGTCCAAGTGCTTTCGGTTGGTACTTAACACCAATCGGTGAACCAGGCCTAGTTGAAATTCCAGCCGGTTTGTGGGAATTCGATTTCTATCGCAACGTTTCTGCTAGCGCTGCAAACTTTGTTATTAGCGTATACAGCTACTCAATGGCTACGAGCGCTACTAGCGCATTCATTTTAAGTGCTGATTCAGGCCCTGTCACAGATACAGTTTCAACTCTTCAAAAATTAGGTTACGTTACAAGCACGATTACAAAGCTTTCTGCAACAGATCGTATCTTATTACAAGTTGCAGCTTACACAACAAGTACAACAACACTTACTGCTGCTTTCCAATATAACGGTAGTTCAGTATATTCCGCTTTACGTACTCCAATCGGTCAAGGTGTTAGTGGTACATCTGGTTATTCTGGTTACGGTGCCTCTGGTTATTCCGGTATTTCTGGTTTCACTGGTATAAGCGGTTATTCCGGCTTTAGTGGTATTAGCGGTTTCACCGGTATTAGCGGTTATAGCGGTTATACAGGTATTTCAGGTTATACAGGTATCTCTGGTTTCACTGGTATTTCAGGTTACTCAGGCTTTACAGGTATAAGTGGTTATACTGGTATTAGCGGTTATTCAGGCTTTACAGGTATTAGTGGTTACACCGGTATTAGTGGTTTCACTGGTATATCGGGTTATAGCGGCTTTAGCGGTATTTCAGGCTATAGTGGCTTTACAGGTATAAGTGGTTTCACTGGTATATCGGGTTATAGCGGCTTTAGCGGTATTTCTGGTTTCACTGGTATATCTGGTTATAGTGGCTTCAGTGGTATTTCTGGTTTCACAGGTATTAGTGGTTGGTCAGGCTATTCTGGCTATACTGGTATATCCGGTTTCACTGGTATTAGTGGTTACTCAGGCTACACTGGTATATCTGGTTTTACAGGTATTAGCGGTTACACTGGTTTCTCAGGCTTTACCGGTATATCTGGTTATAGCGGCTTCTCTGGTATTAGTGGTTATACTGGTATATCTGGTTTCACTGGTATTTCGGGTTATACAGGTATTTCTGGTTTCACTGGTATAAGCGGTTTCAGCGGTATTTCAGGCTGGAGCGGTATTAGTGGTTACACCGGCTTCTCTGGTATTAGTGGTTATACTGGTATATCTGGTTTCACTGGTATTAGTGGTTACTCAGGCTTTACTGGTATATCAGGTTATACAGGTATCTCTGGTTTCACTGGTATTTCAGGTTATAGCGGCTTTACAGGTATTTCTGGTTACTCAGGCTTTACTGGTATTAGCGGTTTCAGTGGTATTTCAGGTTATACAGGTTTCTCTGGTACATCTGGTGCTACAACAAATATTTCAAGCCAGGTCATTACATACACAAACAGCTTTAGCGCTGGTCAAGTAGTACGTCTTGATAACGGTTCAAGTGGTTGGTTCTTAGCAATAGCTGATAACGTAACTGACGCAGAAGCAACAGGCGTTGTTCAATCAGCTTCAGCTGCTGCGTTCCAAATCATATATATGGGCTTAATTACAGGCCTACAAAGCTTAACACCAGGTGAATGTTACTTCCTATCACCTACGGTAGCTGGTGCAGTTACTTCAACACCTCCAAGTGCTTTCGGTACGGTATCGAAACCAATTATGAGAGCTATTACATCTACAACAGCTGTAGTAGTCAATGAAAGAGGTTATTTAAACTCTGACAACTCTCAAATTGTATATCCAAACGTACAAGGTGCAAGAGTAGTAAGCACTACACCTTATGTAGTACAATCAACAGATGAATACATTGGTGTTAACGTTGCCGGTGCTGCTACAATTTACTTGCCAGCTCTACCTTCAACAGGCTTATTCGTAACAATTAAAGACGAATCTGGTGCAGCTAAGACAAATAACATTACACTATCCGGTGCAGGTGTTACAATCGACGGTCAAGCCACTTACGTATTAAATTATAACTACGAAGCAGTAACATTAGTATACAGCGCAAGTAATAACTGGTTTATTATATAATGTATATAAATATTATTGCTAATGAAATATGAGCAATACATTTGTATACAACGCGCTTAGAGGTGCTTCTGGATTTTCAGGTTCTACAGGGCCTGCAGGAGCACAGGGTGCACAAGGCGCAAATGGTTCTACCGGTGCAAGTGGTGCTAATGCTACCACTGTATCGGTAACATACTCGAATTCCTTTAGTGCTGGACAAGCTATATACAAAACTACCGGTGGTTATGCTCTAGCATTAGCAAATGCTGCTTCTGCTTCAGATATACTTGGTGTTGTTACAGCATCTACTGGTACAACGTTTACATACGTAGCAAACGGTTATGCAACTGGGTTTACTGGTTTAGTAGACGCGGCTAATTATTATCTTTCAGACACAGTAGCAGGGGCATTAACGGTAATACCTCCTTCAGCAATTGGTTCTATTATTAAACCAGTTTTAATTGCTATTGGTAGCACTGCAGCTCAAATTGTTGAATATCCTGGTTCTCAAATACTACCAGCTGGTTCAAATTCTGGTTATTCTGGTTATTCTGGGTTAAAAGGATCTACAGGTGCTCAAGGCGCTACAGCTGCATCTGGTTATTCCGGATTGAATGGCTCTACAGGCGCGCAAGGTGCAGCTGGTGCGCAAGGTACAAACGGTACAGTAGGTTCTAACGGTGCGCAGGGTGCTACTGGTGCACAAGGTGCAGCTGGTTCTAACGGAGCTCAAGGCGCTACTGGTGCGCAGGGTGCTAAAGGTTCGACAGGCGCACAAGGCGCCGCTGGTACTAACGGTTCTAATGGTGCACAAGGAGCTGCTGGTTCTAATGGAGCTCAAGGCGCTACTGGTGCTCAAGGCGCTACTGGTTCACAAGGTGCAACCGGTTCTAATGGTGCTCAAGGTTCAACAGGACCTGCAGGCTCGCAAGGTGCAGCTGGTGGATTTACAACAAGCTCTAACGCTCAAGTAAATTCATTAGGTGTTAATACCTCGGCATCCGGTACAGCTGGTGAAATCAGAGCTACCAATAACATTACAGCTTACTACTCTGATGACCGGTTAAAGACTAAGTTAGGTAAAATCGAAAACGCTTTAGACAAGATCTGTTCACTAGAAGGCTTCTATTATGAAGCAAATGAAACTGCACAAGCTCTTGGTTATAAACCAGTTAAAGAAGTTGGTATTTCTGCACAAGCTACACAAAAAGTATTACCAGAAATAGTAGCTCCTGCTCCTATTGACGAAAAGTATTTAACAGTGCGTTACGAAAGATTAGCTCCATTATTAATCGAAGCTATTAAAGAACTGAGAGCTGAAATTAAAGCTTTAAAGTAATATGTCTTTACCAGCATCAGGACAAATTGATATGGGTCAGGTTAATACTGAACTGTCTCTTACCTCTACTGCTCAGATCGGTTTTAATGATGCCAATGTGCGTAAACTATTCGGTATACAATCTGGAGCTATTGATATGAATTCCGGTCATAATAAGGCTCGTAATTACTCTATATACACTAGCTCTACTGGCGGTGGTTGGCTTACGTATAATAATTCTCCAGTATCTTACACGACCGGGGCGACGTTCACAGCAGAATGTTTTATCTATATGACCAGTTATCAAACTTGGGGTGACTACTGGCCAGTAGTAGGAGACTTAAACCCAACCGGACCGGGTACAGCTTGGACATTAGCTATTGGCCCGAACGGTTCAATGTTTATGTTTTCATACGCAGGTGGTGATAATTATTGGGAATCTAACGAAACAGTATCTTTAAACACCTGGACACACGTCGCTTTTGTAGCTCAATCTGGCACTATTACAATGTATATTAATGGTAATGCTTGTACTCAAAAAAGATCTACAGGCGGTGGTAATACAATAACACAGTCTAGTCAGCACTTAACATATTGCAGTTTTCAAAATTATATTTCGTCGAATGCTTTGAACGGTTACGCATCAAACTTGAGATGTAACACTAATGCTCTTTATACAAGCAATTTTACACCACCTTCAAGCGAACTAACAAATATAAGTGGTACAACACTTTTAGCTTGTAGATATCCAAGCGCTACTACCGACGGAAGTGGTAATATAACTATAACTACCAATGGCAATATTTCTGTATCTACCACTGTACCGTTCATAGCATAGTAACAATATGACATACTACTCTCAAATAGATTTAAACAATGTAGTTACTGGATTAATATCCATACCGGATGAATATGCTACGTCAGATTTATCCGGTCAAGCTTATATAAACAATACTCTTAATTTAAGCGGTAACTGGATAAAGACAGATTATTATACAACTAATAGCGTGCATTACGGTATTGATGGTAAACCTGATGGAGGCGTACCATTTCGTGGTACTTGGGGTGGAGTTGGTTGTACATACGACCCTGTTAATAATGTATTTTATCCACCTAATACATAGTAGTTTTTAAGTAAACATTGTAAATATTAATAATGGCAACACCGTTTACATATAGTATGCAAGGAGCTTCAGGATTTTCTGGGGCTCTAGGTGCACAAGGAGCTCAGGGAGCTCAAGGTACAAACGGCACTCTAGGTGCACAGGGCGCTACTGGCGCACAAGGAACTTCAGGGTATTCAGGTATAAACGGTGCACAAGGTGCAACCGGTGCTCAAGGCACTAACGGTATTGTTGGATCTAATGGTGCGCAAGGAGCTTCAGGATATTCAGGCATAAACGGTGCTCAAGGTGCAACCGGTGCTCAGGGTGCAGCTGGATCTAATGGTGCTCAGGGTGCAGCTGGATCTAATGGTGCTCAGGGTGCAGCTGGCGCTCAAGGAGCAGCTGGTTCAAACGGAGCACAGGGTGTTACTGGTGCTCAAGGCGCGCAAGGTTCAGCTGGCCAAAACGGTCAAACCGGCGCTCAAGGCGCTGCTGGAACAAACGGTTCAAATGGCGCACAAGGTGCTACAGGTTCCACTGGCGCACAAGGTGCTACAGGATCAGGCGCTCAAGGCGCAACCGGTACTTCTGGTTTTTCAGGCCAGCTTGGCGCTAACACTACTGTGTATGTACAAAGTGGTTCAGTAAGTGGTGTACCTACAGCCGCGGGTAATGGTAATCTTTGGTGGAACACAGATACTGGTGCCTTAAACATTTGGATATCGTCTTCTAGTTCTTGGGTAGTTGCAGTGCCATATGTTGATCCTTCTACTATATTTAAAACTTCTGGTGGTAACATAACTGGTAACGTTGGTATATCTGGAGCGTTAAACGTAACAGGTGCTATTACAGCTACTAGTAGTATTACTGCTAATTATTCTGATAAACGACTTAAAGATATTAAAGGCAATATTTTAAATGCGTTGTCAAAAGTTTTATTACTTAATGGTGTGAACTACACTGCTAATGAAACTGCTCAACGTTACGGTTATTCATCTGAAACTCCTGAAGTAGGTTTAATAGCTCAGGAAGTACAGGTAGTTTTACCTGAAGTTATTAAGTTAGCACCGTTCGATACTGTAACCAATGAAGATGGTTCAACATATTCTAAGAGCGGTGAAAACTATATAACTATACAATATGAAAGAATGATTCCTTTACTTGTTGAGGCCATAAAAGAACAGCAAGCTCAGATAGAGGAACTTAAAGCACTCATTAAAGCAAAGGCCTAAAGTATGGCAAACCAGCTAAGTTTTCCAACTTCACCTTCAAGTGCACAAAGGTACATTTCTCCTATAGGGTGGGTGTACACTTATGACGGTTATACCTGGAATACAACAGGTAGGTTAGGTATGGCTGGGTTTACAGCTGAAAACTCATTTTTATATCGTACCGTGTATACTCGTGGTTATGTACATTGCGGTTATCAAGGTGGTAGTCCTTGGCGTAATACTAATAGAACTATACATTTAACCGATACAACCACTAACTTAGGTGATATGATGGATAATGGTGCATCATACATTGACGGTGGGTTTAGTGATTATAACACGTATGTGTTTAATGACTCTGGTGCAGTTAATGGTACTTCTTCTTACACGTCATCAATGAGTATGACGACTGAATCTTTAAGAACTCATAATAGTAATAGAGATTTAAAACAGTCTCGTGCAAACTGTAAAGCGTTAATGAACGCAGGACTCACTTCAATATATATTACTGGTGGTAACTCTTCTAATACAGATAAATTTTGCACTATTACAGATACAATGTTGTCATTAAGTCTTATTAGCGGTGGTAACTCAGGTCAAACAGCAGGTGGTCTTAGCGGTTTTTGGGGTCAGTACTATGGCTGGGTTAGTAGTAATAACTCTGGCACTAGTTGTTTTGCTTGGAGTACTGAAACTTATATAACAGTCATCAACTACAGTTTAGATACAGACGGTCAACCGAAAGGTTTATCTAGTAAATGGGGATTTGGATACAACTCAACCGGTTCATATGCTGGTTCGTCAACATTATATAAGTTTAACGATACTAACGGTACTTCAGTATCAAGTTTTAGTCGTCCTGAATCTTGCGGAGAAGAAAATATGCAAGTAGGGCAAGATTGGGGATATGCCCTTGGTTCCTATAACGGTAGTAACCAAACAAATAACACTCAAAAGATATACTACACCACAGATACCTGTTCAGGTATGGGTTCCACTACTCAACCTAAAGGCCACGGTGGAATGTCATCCGGTAGTTGCGGTTCTGGTAGTGTAACTTTATTAGGTGGTTCATTAGGTGGTTAAATAAATATTTTTATGCCTTTAAGTTTTCCATCAACACATCCAGCAGGTACAATATACGAAGGGTTTGCCAATGGCTATCTTTATGTTTTTGATGGCTACGAATGGGTAATGACTCCAAACACGTTTACCAATGCTATATCAGCCTGGTTTACCAGCTTTTTATACCGTACACTTTACACTCGTGGGTATATGCACTGTGGATATCAAAATAGTTCACTTTGGAGAAACACTAACAGGACTGTACATAGTACTGACGTTACCACCAATCTCGGTGATATGATGGATAACGTTGCAAACTATATGGATTGTGGGTTTAGTGATTATCATTCTTATGTGTTTAACGATAGCGGTTCATTTCAAGGTAGTTCAACTACTGTTTCTAGAATGAATATGACTACAGAGTCGTTAATAGGATATACAGGTAATGCAAATATGACTGTAAGCAGGACAGATTGTAAAACGCTTATGAGCCCTACATTAACCTACATATATATTACCGGTGGTGGTAACTCTAGCACTGATAAACTTAATACCGTATCAGATACAACTCTTAACTCCGGTAATGTTGGCGGATCAAGTTGTTCTGGTGGTACTGCAGGCGGTCTTAGCGGGTTCTTCGGTCAGTTTTACGGTACAGTTGGAGCAAACAGTTCATCAGCTTCTTTAAACTTTTCAAATGAAACCTGGACTACTGGTACCTGGTCTTTTGCTTCTAGTACTGACGGACAACCGAAAGGTCTATCAAGTAAAGTAGGTTACGGGTATAACTCTTCAGGTACGTATAATGGTAGTTCAACATATTACAAATTTAACGATACAACAAGATCTCAAATCTCCTCATTCAGCCGTCCAGAATCTTGCGGGGAAGAAAACTGTGAAATAGGACAAGACTGGGGCTATACGTTAGGTTCTTATAACGGTGGTGCACAAACTAATAACTCTACTAAAACATATTATACAACAGATTCTTGTGTATCAATGGGTTCCACTACTCAACCTAAAGGACACGGAGGTGCTTCTTCTGGCGGTTGCGGTACAGGTAGTTGTTCTTTATTAGGTGGACTTCCAGGCACATCAATGTAACTATTTAACGAATATGAATTATTATCTTACTAAATTTTTCCGATACATACCTAATATTGATGGTATGACCGTTATAACAGGTATTGATAATTTTAATATTGTCAGCCTTGCAACCGATACTGCTATTGCAACATTAAGTGCTTACGAAGCACATCCTTTTGAAGGCATACCAAAGACAATACCTATGGTAGAGTTGACTGAAGTTGAAGCACTGTCTGCTCATAAGTTTTATGCTGAAACTCGTGGTTACCGTAAAGCATATTCCGATCTAGAAGGATTAGAACCGGATGCTGATGAGTTAGCAAAAGGTAGCAGAAAAACAAAAATTTACTTGACTGATGATATGACAGCAGCTACTATATCACTAATGAAGAAAGCTCATAAGTTACACATTGATCAAGAAATGGAAGATAGACGTTTAGGTTTACCTAATCTTGATAGCACTGAAAGACCTGCTTATGACGCAGATAAACACGCCGAATTGTTAACACAGGCAGATAGTTTATCTTCTATTGATGATCACGTTGAAGCACGAGAAACGGTACTTGGTCACGAAATGACAAAGGATCTTGCTAGTAGAAAAGGACTTTGGGATGATACTAGAAACGCTAGAAAAGAAAAAGTAAAATTTGGATACCAATTCTAATATGGAAAACGAAGATATTATTAAATTTGTCGATGAAAACGAAAACTCTATCGGTATGTCCGATTTTCAGGCTCGTTATTTTGTTGTAAATTCTCAGGTAACAGATTACCGCAGAGTGCGTCAAGCTTTATTAGAGATTGACAATCGTAACGGTATGTTAAAACAGGTTCAACGTCAGCGTAAAAAGCGTATTATCGAAAAACAAATGTTACAAAGAGATATCGATAATGAGTTTGATGATCTTAAAAAACAAATATTACAGGTAGACTTAGAGCAAGCAGTTTGGGACATTCATATGTATGACAAGAAAGAGAAAATGTGTCAAAATGAAATTGATATGTTTTCTGATATGGTAAGATCAATGTGTCCAGATATGCAGAGTTTAGAGAAATATAAAGACAACAATGAAGAGCTAGAACGCGAGTACTGGATTACAAGAATGGCTAAACAGGCTGCAATGGACTTAAATACTATCGGTCGTATCGGTCAAGGTAACTTAGATTCGATTTTAATGATGCCTTTAACAGATGTTAAAGAAACACTTCAGTTAGCTATTAAATACAACGGCGTGTTAGGTAAAGGTATCGATGCTATTGGTCAAGCAACAATGAAGCAGTTAATAGGTTCAAAAGGAACCGATTTAGCTTATATTGATGATGTTGCTAAAGATCAGTTAAAGATCGAAGCCAAGACCAAGAGTGAAGATATTTAGTATACCTCTTAACCCTAAGCTTACAGAACAACAGTTCTACACGTTTTTAGAGTTCTGTAAAGAGTATAAAGATTATATATACGACATATATTTTACTTGTCGTATTGATCCTTTCTTGCAAGATGCAATGGGTGATGTGTTTGTACAAAAAGATGCACATCAGTTTGCTATTGAAACAGCTTTATATGTACAAAAAGAAACAGGTATAACTGTATCTGCTACATTTAATAATATATCAGTACGAGCTAGTCAAAAGAACTTAGAGACTTGGATAAAAAACTTTAAACCTTTATATGATGCTGGTATAAGGTCTTGTACCCTACCCCATACACACTGGATGTTAACTAAACAGGTTAAACATAACTTTCCAGAACTATTTGTTAAGAACACTATTTTAAGAGCGGTTAAAGAACCAAGAGAAGTAGCTGCTTTAGCTCAGGCCGGGTTCAACTATGTTAACCTTGATCGTGTTCTTATGAGAGATCACGATAGACTTAGAGAGATAAAAAGAGTTAAAGACAAATACGGTATCAAGCTATCTTTATTAGCTAATGAAGGTTGTGTAGGCGGGTGCCCTGTAATGGATGAGCATTACCACTTTAATAATACTAGAACAACAGGCAATCAGTACTTTACAGATCCTATTAGTAGAGTTAGTTGCCCTAAATGGCAGACTCAAGATTCAGCTGTACAGTTAACTAATGCTAACTTTCCACCTTGGAGAGAAGATTGGTTAGAGTTTTTAGAGCTAGGTATTGATACGATTAAAATGCACGGTAGAGAGAATAGTAACCGTCTTAATGAGACAATGGACATTATTCGTAGGTTTGCCAATAAAGAAGAAATACTGTTCAGTGGTTTCGAGCCTTATATAGAAGACACGAACTTAATAGAAAAACCTATAAACACTTGGCGTCAAAAGATTAAGACGTGTAAGTTTAACTGTTGGGATTGTGATTACTGTACAAAAGTATGGAGAGCCAAGGGTAATAAAAACAATAAGAAAGTTGAAAAGGTAACTCAGTTACTAATAGACACTGTTAACCAACCGATAGGTGATACTGTAGAGGGTATTACTTCAGACAAAATGAAACAGCTATTGAACGGTATTGGTAAAATATCGACAGGTTACCTCGAAGTAGGTGTGTTAAATGGTGGTACATTTTGCGCTACCATTAAAGATAATAATCTCAAGGCATATGCAGTCGATCATTGGCAAGAACAAACCAAATCTGCTAATGGTAAGGTAGATCTTGAATCTTCGAAAGAAAAGTTTATTGAGAATGCTAAAAAGTATAAAGGTAATAATACTTTAAAGGTATTTAACAGTCACTTCTTACAAGTCGAAAAATCTGATATTGGTAATATAGACTTTTTCTTTTATGATGCAGATCATAGTGAAGAAGCTAACTATCAAGCTATAATGTACTTTGCAGATAAGCTAGTAGATGAAGCTGTTCTTATATTTGATGATGCAAATTTTGATGGGGTAGTTAATGGTGCTAAACGCGGTATTGCTGATGCTAGTTTAGAAGTAATATACGATAAGATATTATTAAATGATTTAGAAGATCCTGATATGTGGTGGAATGGTTTTTACCTGGCTATTGTAAAGAAATAATATAAAATATAGCTATGAGTGTCTTTTTAGACCGTTTTTATCTCGGAGACGAAATCTATCTCTTTGTACTCTTTACTATTATGGTAGTAGCGGGTATTGCCAAAGAGCATAACCTATTCGGGTGTACGTATGGATGGTTAAAATTTAAACTTAAAAGTAACAAGTTAGTTATTGCTGTTATTAGTCTTATTAGTGGTATATTGCCCCTAGAAGGTAGAAGTACAGTTAGTGCAGGTATATTAGATACAGCAACAGCTTCAAAGGAGAAAGATGTAAAAGCACGTCAAAAACTTGGACCTATCGACTTCCTTACCACCCATCACTATTATATGTGGTCTCCTATTGAGAAACCAGTAATACTACCAATGGCTGCGTTTGGTATTACATATGCAGTATGGTTAAAAATGTTATGGCCGTTGATAGCTGTTAGTGCTGCATTTATTTTTTACTATTTATTCTTTGTTATTAAAGAAGACGAAATAGAGATTACACCTCAAGAAAATCTTGGCGCTGGTAATTTTATCAAAAACGTAATACCGTTTATTGCTGCTGTTCTTACGTATATGCTACTTGGAGGAGAAGGCCCAGAGTTAGTGTTTCCTATCTTCGGTGCTCTACTAGCTTATTATCTATATATTACTAAGACATATAGTTGGAAAAAGATTAGTAGTTATGTTAACTGGACTACTATTGCATTAATCGGTGTTATATTTTTTACTTCTGGTTATATGCAAGAGCACAGAGTCTGGATTGAATACGCTATAAGAAGCTGGGGATTAAATCCGCACACGTTTAGTGGTATGTACATTATTAGTATGTTACTATTTGCTGCTAGCTTTAGTATGGGTAGTGACGGTAAGTTTGCTGCACTAACAGTATTAGCTACAACAGTATTCGGTAGACAGTATCTACTATGGTTTTTTGCATTAGATTATTGTGGTTATCTTTTAACTCCAATGCACGAATGTGTTATGATTGGTAAACGTTACTTTGGTACCCCTCTATCCACATATTATAAAGCATTAGGTACCTGGGCATTTTTACTTTTATTAACTGCAGCTATTTTTACTTTTATTAAATGAAAAACTTATAAAGTTGGATTTGCATATGAGTTAACAGAAAAAGCTGAATTTGGTTTACGTTATATTAGAAAGTTTGGAGCGCAACAACATTCTCACGGTTTTGAAGGTGGATTTGCTTCTGTTTTTTAGTTTTGACATATCCGTTTATTTTTAACTCAAAACCCATATAAACTGTAGTATTTTTTACTAAATAATTAACAACCAATACTACTATGGCATATTTTAATCCAGCAAACGCATATTCAGGATATTCAGGCTACGGCGCTCAGGGAGCTCAAGGCGCTACAGGTTTAACTGGCGCACAAGGCGCTACCGGAACACAAGGAGCTCAAGGTATTTCTGGTTACTCTGGTGTTAAAGGATCTACTGGTTCAAATGGTGCTCAAGGCGCGCAGGGTGCAGCTGGCGCTCAAGGCGCAACTGGTACTTCAGGTTTTTCAGGTACAAACGGTACTAACGGCGCTCAGGGTGCTACAGGTGCAACTGGTGCACAAGGTGCTCAAGGTTTTCAAGGTAATCAAGGTGCAACAGGTACAGCAGGCGCTCAAGGTGCTACTGGTTCTACAGGCGCGCAAGGTGCTTCTGGTTATTCAGGCTTCTCTGGTGCATTTGCTGGTACAGGCACTTCCGGAGCTTTAGCAGTATTTATAGGTGCAAGTTCATTAAGTGCTGCTAATATTTTCCAGAACCCAACAACCGGTTATATCGGTATTAATACTGGCGGTACTTCTAACGCTCCTTTACAGGTTGCTGGTAACGTTAATATTACTAACGGTGGTAACATTTCTGCAATAAGCCATCAGGTAGGACCGAACGGTACTGCTAATACACAGGCTCTTTCAGCTGCAGTTAATACATTAGTAGTTTGGGGCGGTACAGGTGGTGCTACAGCAAATAATGCTGTTGTTACATTCTTCCAGGCTAACGTCCCTGGTACAACATTAGCATTTTTAACATCTGCCGGTGAATTCGACGCAACATCGTTTAACTCGACTTCAACACGTGCAGTTAAGACCAACATTCAGCCATTAAACAATTCAATTAATGCTTCATTGGTAATTTCACAATTATCAGGTGTAACCTACGATAGCATTACATATCCAAGTTTAACTAATGAAATTGGTTTCTTAGCTGAAGACGTTTACCCAGTATTACCTTCAGTTGTACAAATTGCAGACGGTAATCCAAGAAGTATCGATTACAGCCGTGTTGTAGTGGTACTTGTTGAAGCTGTAAAGACATTACAGGCTCAGGTTGCTGCTCTTAATGCAAAATTAGGACTGTAAAGTAAGTTAAAGTGTGGCTACACTTAAAACAAGCGCATTTAATCTTACCGAAACTATTATCAATGCTGTAAGAGTGTATAGACAGCAAGGCGCTGTTTTAGCTGAAGATAACAAGCAATTAAGCCGTATAGGTATATGTGCTGGTTGTCCAGAGCTTACAGATCACGGCATATGCAATAAATGCGGTTGTATGATGAACCTAAAAGTAAGACTAGAAGCATCAAAATGCCCTGCAGGAAAATGGTAAAATCATACTCTGCCTGTAAGTATTACTAATGCCTGTTATCAACATACAGTCTTTAGCTAAACCCACCACTCTTACTACTGAAACAGATACAGGAAATCCGTACAGTTTTCAGGAATGGAAAGCTAATAATACTAATATAGATAATAAAGCTCAAATTGAGCAGTATAACAAGTACTTAAAAGAATGGTATAAAAATAGGGCCAATACTCCAGGCGCTATGTTTTTGTATGTTAAGAGTTTATATGTAGACTTCTTAAAACAGCTTGGATTATCAACTCGTAACCCTGAAGAACAACAATTTTTTAGTGCTATCAATTATAGCGATGACTTAGACTTACAGGCAGCTGTTACATACTATGCCCGTAAACTAAAAGACGTATCACGTTACCTAGCTGAACGTAGGAGCAACATAGTTTATTCCAAGTTAAAATATAACTTATTAGGTACTAATGGTTATTTAGAGAGTTTATTTTACTCTTATATCCTCAGTGTTTTTACCCAAAGAACTGATTCCGGCAATACCGGTTTAATTGTTACAAACGGTAATCTATTACAGTATCTTCCTAAACTAAGTGATATAACGGATACTTTTAGTGTAGAAATTGAAGAACTGTACGATACAGCTAATTACTTTGATCGGGACCCTAGCGTAGATATTAACCAATACACAACGTTTTCGGAAGGCTTTAGTGCAAGTGATTATGAAACATCATTATATGCAGTGCCTTCTGAGTATTTGTTAGGTTTAATATTAAGTGCTTTGCAATCTGCAAACACCTTAAATCCTTGCTACGGAGTTTCTGGTTTCGTAGGCACAACTATAAGTAATAACACAGCAATGAGCAATGTATATGTATATACCGGAGATGGAGCTAGTTCCACATTTACCTTAACTGGTATTACCAAAACTGATGCCTCTTTGTATAGAGTTTCAATAGATGGTTTGTTACAAACACCTGGAGCTGCTTATATAATTAGCGTACAAAACAGTCAAATACAATTTTCAGGTATACCGCCTGCTGGTGCAGAAATAGTCATTGTAGCTCCAACTTCATAATATGGCACTAACTACTGTCAATCAAATTCAAATGATACCTGCAGCAGCTGCTTCAGGTTATTCCGGTTTTAGTGGTTTTTCTGGTTTTCCAGGTATTACAGGTTCACAAGGTGCTCCTGGTGGTACGTCAGGTTATTCTGGTTATTCAGGCTATTCTGGCTATAGTGGCGCTACTGGACCACAAGGACCTCAAGGTTTAGGTTATTCAGGTTACTCTGGGGTTAATGGTACTAACGGAACCAATGGTATTAACGGTGCACAAGGTGCTCAGGGTGGTACTGGAGCACAAGGCGCAACAGGTGCTCAAGGCGCTCAAGGTTTTTCTGGTTTTAGTGGTTCAAATGGCGCGCAAGGCGCTCAAGGTACTTCAGGCTGGTCCGGTATTTCTGGTTGGTCTGGTATTTCCGGTAAAAACGGTACATCAGTAACTATTATCGGTTCTGTTGCTACAGCTTCAGTTTCTGGTTTCTCAGGTATCGATCCAACACCTACTTTAGGAGACGGTATTGTTGCAGAGGATACAGGTGATTTATGGGTTTATTCAAATTCATCTGCACCTGGTAGTTTATATGGGTTTACTAATGTAGGTAAAATTAAAGGAGATACCGGTAGTTCAGGTTTTAGTGGTATATCCGGTTATAGTGGTATTAGTACTTCAGGTTATTCTGGCTTGTCTGGTGCATCGGGCTTTAGTGGTGTATCAGGTTTTAGTGGTATAGGTTTATCCGGTCAATCTGGTATCTCTGGTTATAGCGGCTATAGTAGCTTTAGTGGTTTTAGTGGTATTTCTGGTTATAGTGGTTATAGTGGTTCTCCAGGACCCCAAGGACCTGCAGGTAGTCCATCTGGACCCCAAGGTGCACAGGGAGCTATTGGTACTCAAGGTACTTCTGGTATTTCTGGTTATTCTGGTTTTAGTGGATCAGTAGGTGCACAAGGTAGTATTGGTAGCATAGGCGCTCAGGGGGCCACGGGTGCTCAAGGAGCACAAGGTTCTACAGGTTCTGCAGGCGTACAAGGTGCACAAGGTTCTAATGGTTTTCAAGGCAATCAGGGAGCTCAAGGCTCTACCGGTATAAGCGGTTATACCGGCTTCAGCGGCGTATCTGGTTTTTCAGGCTTTCAAGGCGCCCAAGGCGCACAAGGTATTTTAGGCGGTCAAGGACCGCAAGGTGCAGCTGGCAGCCCACAAGGCGCGCAAGGTTACTCTGGTTATTCTGGAGCTACAGGTTCTCAAGGAGCTCAAGGCTCTACCGGCCCGCAAGGCACGGGCCCGCAAGGAGCTCAAGGTGCTCAAGGCGCTACTGGTGCACAAGGCAATACCGGTGCACAGGGTGGTTTAGGTGCTCAGGGTGTAATAGGTTATCAAGGTGCATCTGGCGCACAAGGGGCTACAGGTTCTCAAGGCTATTCTGGTTACTCAGGTACTGTTGGTACTCAAGGTGCTCAAGGAGCACAAGGTTCTATAGGTAACCAAGGGTTTACTGGTAATCAAGGCACTTCTGGTTATTCTGGTTTTTCTGGTATAAGCGGTTTTACAGGCCCTCAAGGCGCACAAGGTACTGCCGGTACTCAAGGCGCTACTGGTTCTCAAGGAGCAACAGGCGCAACTGGTTCTACCGGTGCACAAGGCGCTCAAGGTTATTCCGGTTACTCTGGAGTGGTCGGTAGTCAAGGTTCGACAGGCGCGCAAGGAGCTACCGGAGCGCAAGGTTCAACAGGTTCACAGGGTTCGCAGGGTGCTGCAGGCTCACAAGGTTATTCCGGTTATTCTGGTGTAAATGGTGCACAAGGAGCTACAGGCGCGCAAGGAGCTACTGGAGCTCAAGGTTCAACAGGTAACACAGGAGCGCAAGGCCCATCCGGTTATTCCGGTATAAACGGTGCACAAGGTGCAACCGGCGCTCAAGGTTCAACAGGTAACACAGGAGCGCAAGGTTATTCCGGTTACTCTGGTGCAACTGGTTCTACGGGAGTGCAAGGCGCACAAGGTGCAACAGGTGCGCAAGGTACAAAAGGTTCAACCGGTAGTATTGGACCGCAAGGTGCTCAAGGTGCAACAGGCGGTACTGGTGGTACCGGTCCACAAGGCGCTCAAGGAGCTACTGGATCTGGCGCTCAGGGAGCACAAGGTGCAAAAGGTTCAACCGGTGCACAAGGCGCACAAGGTGCTACTGGTACCGGTGCACAAGGCGCTCAAGGTTCTTCAGGTGGTTCTGGTGGTACTGGTAGCCAAGGTGCTCAAGGCGCTCAAGGATCTGCTGGCCCCGGTGCTAATCAAACCTTAAACACTAATTCATATGTAAACTTTGCAGGGGTAAACGCTAATCCTGGAGGTTTTGCAATTGCATCTACTGGATACGGTATTGATGGTAGTGGTTATATAAATGGTTCGTCAGGTACTATTGGTGGTGGTGCATTTACATTAAATGGCGGGCTTATAGCTAATGCTGTTGCAGGTTTCTATAATGATGTTTATCTAGGCATAGGCGGCCACACAGTATATGCTGGTGGTAATAACTTCTATGTAGACGGTACAGGTAATGTTACAGCTGTATCGTACAATACAACATCATCTAGAAAATATAAAACTAATATACGACCATTAAACAGTTTAATTGGTAATTCTTTAAATACGGTTTACTCTTTATCAGGTGTAGCATATGATAGTACAATAGATACTAGTGCTACTAATCAAATCGGTCTTATTGCAGAAGATGTATTACCTATATTACCTTATGTAGTATCAACTAGTGCAACAAGCGTTGGAGAAGAATGCGTAGGTATTGATTATACTCGCTTAACAGCGGTGCTTATTGAGGCTGTAAAAGAACTTAGAACAGAAGTATATACATTGAAGCAATCCTTATCATCTATATTATAATGTTATCAGCAAATCAAGTCGATGCTAATACTACTGCTGAACAAATAAACGCTCAGCTTGTAACTTTAACTGAAAAGTATCTTGGTAATAAAGAATATGTATTATCTGGTACAAATACAGGTTATGTAGGGGCAGAAGTATCTCCATTGGCACCCTGGGGTAATTTAGCTAATCGTTACTATCCAACTGTTGCAACAATACCGCAAAGCGGTGATAACATATTAACAAAAGCAGAATTAGGCTATTTTACACCTAACAATGTAGGTGCTTCAGTTTATCTAGCTAAAAACTTAACACCATATATAAACATAAATGCAATTGCACCTGGTGCAATATACAAGTACATAGATCCTACTATATTCAATAAAGGACGTGGTTTAACTAAGAATGATCAAGATGATGTCATTACTCATTTACAGAATTTAAATTGGTTAAAAGCCACTAGCACGGGTACAGCTTATGATGGACAGGTAATCGATACCAGTACGTATCAGAAATTTATCCCGTATCAATCTAATTATGAAACTACTAAAACTGATAACAACGGAGTTATAACAGTAGGTAATGATTACGAATTTTGGACAGGTGACAAGAAAAACATTTGGTTAACTACAAATAAATTTACAGAAGAAGATTGGTTAAAGTATTTTGATATTGATTCTAGGGTAAAGAGTTTGCTTATTTCTAATGGTAAAGAGCTTTATTCCTGGCATAGCGATGTGTATGGTAATCAATATGCTTTATACAAGGCAGTACCTGGTAGTGGTCGTACAGTATATAATATGAACAATACGGCTGGAGAGTTATGGGTAAAAACAGTAGATGGTACTGTAACACCTGCAACTTCTGCATTATCTGCTATTTTTAATAAGCATATAAATGAGCCAAGTATATACAATCAGTTAATTTCTAACAGCATTAAAAACTTTGAAGTATTTTTTGATACTTTAGTAATAGAACTGAACGGTTATACTTTATTCGAAAAGATTACTTTTGATTATAGTACTGTTAATATTAATAACTTTGAAGTAGACTTTACTGAGTTAGATTATCACCAAAATGTTTCAACTCGTTTACTTTCATCGTTATCATTGACAGGTATTACAGTAGCAGATTTCGCTAAACCATATTACGGTGGCAATTGGTACGATGAGACTAACAAAACATTTACAAGCTGTTTATTGTTATCGGCTAATGTAACAAATAGTACAGGGGTGTTGTCTGGTTATAGTAATCAGGGACTAATTGTACCGGTATTGTATCAGTACGATATTAACAGTCCAGCTAAGAGAAAGAGAATCTTTCCAACCAACACTACAGACTACAATCAGTTCTTATATGCTCAGGGTGCATCGGCTATTGATCCTAATAAAGAGTACATTACATATATGGAACCACCAGTTATTACATACAATAAAGATATTACAAGCTATGTAATTAACTTTGTAGGGTTTAATAAACAAAAGTTTAATATTATAACCTACTTAACCAATGCTTCAGTATTAGGTAGAATATTAACCGACGAACAATCCGATCCAATCGTAACAGGCGATGATAATACTATAACTGCTGTATAATATGAACGTTAACTATACATTTACCAATACTTTTTCAGCATTTCAAATTAATGCACCTTCCACTATTACGTTTAAACCAAGCTTTATTAGTTTAACTGGTGGGAGTACGCCTCGTTTCTTAAGCAAGATTGTATACAACTTTCCGGATAGTACACAAACTAAGATCTACACTTTTAACTACTATGATTATGATGACTGGACAGAAGATAGTAGAGTAGACTTTGTTTATACATTACCTTATAGTGTTAATTCACAAATCATAACCATAACAGTATACATAGGCCCGGATTTATATAGCACACCTACAACTTACACGTTATCTGCACAAACAGTGGCTACTAATTTAACTCAATCCCCTCTAGATTACTCTCAGCCTTATGCATTTGGAGAAGTACATTTATTAAAGTCTCGTGCTTGGGGAACCAACAACAATCAAGTGTTTTTATTGGAAACTAACAACCCTAACTATTTGTTAGTTAACTATAATGGATAAATATAATACAGATGTCTATTAAGATTACAGATTTACCACTCGCACCGAATAGTATTATTACTCAGGATATTACTATACCGGTTGCGAAAACTGAGAACGATCCAAAGACATATAAAATGTCTACCGCTCAATTAGTAGCCTGGTTACAGACCCAGGGCATTGGTGCAGGTATTGGTGGTCAGTCCGGTTTTTCGGGTTATTCTGGGGCAACAGGGCCTATGGGCGCTGGTTCCCAAGGAGCTCAGGGTGGTATAGGTGCACAGGGTGCAGTTGGTGTGCAAGGTATACCTGGTAGTCAAGGTTATTCTGGTTTTAGCGGAGATTCAGGCGCTTCTGGTTGGTCTGGTAGTCCTGGTTATTCTGGTTTTAGCGGAGATTCTGGTGCGTCTGGCTGGTCTGGTAGTTCAGGTTTTAGCGGTGTAAGCGGGTCCTCTGGTTTTTCAGGCCCTGCAGGTGCTAACAATGGTAACCCCGGTCCAGGTTTAGTGTATACCGGTTATTATAGAGGACCTACATATGTTTACTATGACACACCTAATCGTGTTGACGTTGCAAGTTATTCCGGTACAAGTGGTTTAGCGTATTATATTGCAAGAAGTAGTACTTTAAGTAGTTCTACATATTCTGGTTATACAGGTTGGGGTGTACCCGGTACAGATTTAAATGACTGGGCTTCGTTTGGTTCTACTTTTGCTAGTGTAGCAACTGATTTATTATTAGCACAGGACGTATCAGTTACACAAGGTATTGTGTTAGGTACAGTAGGTGATCTTTCTGCTGGTTTTATTCGTACAGCTAATGCAGATTGGCCAGGCACATCTGGCTCTCACGGAGTATGGTTAGGTAACTACACTGATGGTAACGCTTACCTCTTTGTTGGTAACTATCCAAACAATGGTTTATTATATAGAGGAGATACTGGTCAATTACAATTATCTGGTACTATATTTGCAAATGCTGGTTCTATTGGTGGAGTAGGTATAGCACAGGGCCAATTATACACAGGCAATCCTTCTACTGCCGGTCAATCTACTACACCTGTTTATATTAATGGTACAGCTGATGATGGTCATACAGATCGTTCATACTTCTCTTTAGGAGATTCTTTAAAGTATTACCGTTATAGTGGTACAAATTATTTTAACGTATCTGGTGGTATCACCGCTTTATATGGTTCAATTGGCGGTGTTGGTGTAGCACAAGGACAAATCTATACAGGTAATCCTTCTACGGCAGGTCAAGACACTACTCCGTTGTATATTAACGGGACATACGATGACGGTATGACAGATCGTTCGTATTTTTCATTAGGTAGTTCTTTAAAATACTACCGTCATAACGGTACAAACTATTTCAACGTATCTGGCGGTATTACTGCAAGTTACGGTTCTATTGGTCAGGTTGGTATTGATTCAGCTCATATATACACTGGTAACCCAGGCACAGCAGGTACAGCTTCGACTCCATTTTATTTAAATGCATCTCCTGGTGCAGTTGATACATCTAACGTAAGCACAGCTATATTATATCTAGGCGATTCATTTAAGTGGTATAAAAAAGCTGGTACATCTACACCTACATTTAATCTATTGTTAGGTGCAACAGGATTGACTAGTAGCTACTCGTTGAGTACTACAGGTAACTACCTACAATGGGATGGTAGCAACCTTTATATTAACGGTAATATTACAGTTACCGGTGGTAATGCAGCTACACAAACATTTGTACGTTCTACTTCTGCTCAAATTTATACTGATGCAACTGCATTAGCTAATTCAATCGCTGCAGGTACCTATCCAGGCACACCTTCGACCTTTATTAACGGTTCTAGTATATTTAGCCCTGTTATTACTGGTGTAGATGGCTACTTTGCAAGTACCTTTAAGGTAGGTTCATCTCCAAGTATAGTACTTGATGGTAATGCTAAAAAGATCTATATAGGTAGTGGTAACTGGAATAGTAGTGATACTCCTTTCTTTACCGGTTATAGTGGGTCTACTGGAGGGTTCTTCTCCTTAGGTAACAAGCTTTCATTTAACCCTTCAACTCAAACATTAACAGTAAATGGTGTAATTAACGCAGTAGCTGGTAGTAATACAACTACAACAAGTGATCTTACTGCCGGTATGAGTACTGTTAGCGGGTACGTTAATTTATTAGCTAGCGGTGGCTATAGCGGGGCGGGTATGTCCTTTATACAAGGTAATGCTATATTCGGACCTTATTTAGCCGGTGCAAGTGGTTATATTGCTGGTAACTTTACCGTTGGTAGTAGTTCTCCTATAGTATTAGACGGTACTAATAAGAAAATGTACATAGGTAGTAGTAGTACGTACCTCGATCCTAACGCTAAACTCTATGCAGATTATCAAGGTAAATTTAGCTTAAGTTCTGGTTTCTCTTATAACGGTACTGACACGTTTACTTTTGGTAGTACAACATCTAACAAGTATATGCAGTGGAATACCACTACAGATTCTCTTAAGATAAAAGGCGTTGAGTCTGTAGATGGCATTGTTATTACATCAAATCAAGGTATGAGGTATACCGACGACACCGGTGTGTTTACAATTACCGGTGGTGGAGCTAATGGTGTAGACCACGGTGCACAAATCGACTTTGTCGGTAATCAATTACCGGTACAATCAGGTTCTCATATTGCAGGTGTATTAAGTCTTAACGCCGGTTCAATGGTTGGAGGAGAATCTCAAACACCAAATGACGGAGCTATACGATTTGGTACAGGTTCTAACGGTACTAATGCTAACTACGTTAGAATGTGGATAAACTATGATGGTCTAGTTAACGTTTACAATAACGGTGGTGGTGCAAATGCAGGCAATTTAAAAGTAGATAATAACTTAGTTGTAGGCGGAACCGCGAAAATCGGTTCCTACACTCTACCAAACTCAGACGGTTATAGTGGTTATGTGTTAACCACAAATGGTTCCGGTACTGTTACTTGGCAAGCAGGTGGAGGTGGCGGTGGTGGAGTAACTAGTATTACTGGTACTGCAGAACAAGTTATAGCTTCCGCTTCTACTGGTAATGTCACTTTAAGTTTACCACAAAATATAGATAGTGCGTCAAGCCCGACATTCTATGCTGTAGTAGCTCGAGGCGGTGCTTTTGAGGCTTTAGATAGCGGTGGTAATCAAAAAGCATACATCGATAGCGCTACTGGTTATGCAGAATTTCATAATGATGTAGCTATAACCGGTAATATGAGTGCTGGTAGTATGACTTTAGGCGGTGTAACTCGTACAACCTGGCCTACAGGTGGTACTGGTCCACAAGGACCTGCAGGTCCTACTGGTGCACAAGGTAACATCGGTCCTACCGGTGCTCAAGGTAACATCGGTCCTACTGGTGCACAAGGTCAAAGAGGGCCTACCGGTGCTCAAGGTAATACTGGCCCAACAGGCCCGCAAGGTCCTAGTGGTGGTGGTTCCTCTTATAATCAAGATTTAAATACATATAACGATGTAACGTTTGACCGTGTAACATTAGGTAGTGGTGGTCTACAAAGCTCCGGCGGTGGGGATTTTGAATCTACTTTCTCAGTAGGCGGCGGTGGTGGTGTGGTGCTAGAAACATCTGGTGCAGTTACTGCTAACAGTTACAATACAAGGTCATCTCGTTTATTAAAGAATGACATACAAAACTTAAACGTTAATGTAGTGGACAAATTAAAACAGCTAAGACCAGTAAGTTTTACCTGGAATGAAAACACCCCTTACAACGGTAAAAAAGATTTTGGTTTAATAGCTGAAGAAGTAAAAGAATTATTTCCAGAACTAGTAACTGAAGTTAACGGAATACTAACTGTTGACTACTCTAGACTTTCAGTAATTCTACTTAAAGCTTTACTAGTTAACAATGGCATCTAACTACAAATATAACGGTCTTGATTTAGATAGTATATTTGCACCGCGTGGAGATTCTGCAGCTAGGGCAAATACTGGTTATACTATAGGTGGAGCACAAGATCTTGCCGATAGATATTACTCTTCAACAGGTGGAGACACGCCCGGATATAATGTAGGTTATAGCGCAAACGGTACAGATATAGGTTCTCTTTTTAGATCAATAGGTTACAGCGGTGCTGGTACTGGTGGTGGCGGAGGAGGTGGTGGCGGGCCCCCTAGTGGTCCTCCTGGTGGCGGTGGTGGTCAACAGGCTTAAGTAGTAAAACCAATCTTCTTCACTAAGTATTTTATATGTCGATTGCTAGTACTTATCCTATAAAATTAACCTACAATAACGGTCAAAACGTAGGTACTATCAATGACTTATATATAAGTTCAGACGGATTTAATTACGCTTTAAGCCCTTTACTTTCAGGAGTTAAAGATGCTACTTTTAGTCAAAATTCTCTTAATATATTAACTAATAATTTTTCATTAGCAGATAGTTTAAGTAGTAAGGATTATCCTTATGATGTTAATTTTACCTTAAGCTCTACTTTAGATATTGGCGGTAACTACTTACAGGCTTTAGATAGTGGTCATATTGGTTTTACTACTGACTACACCCAAGCAACAGTGTGGGGGTTAAATTTTGATACTACTAATAATATAGTTTTTATTTCTTATAGCAATAATAATATATGTAAAGACAGTACTGGTACACTATTATTAAGTTCTTCTCCTAGACAACTACAAAATCAAAGCTTTTATTACAGTTTATATGAAAAGGTAATGTCCCTCTTTACGAGAGATCAAGGACTCATTGTTTATAACAATTCTGGTACATTATCTATAGGTAATTTTAGCTCATTTGACCGTAATTTTAATATTATTAATATAGACCGCTTTAGTTATGCAGAATATGGAGAAGTAGGTACATCAAGTAATGTAAAATATGTAAAGACTCCTAACAGTATAAAGGTAGACGAAGCAACTAACCCGCTTAATTTTAATTATTTAATAACTACACCTTACGTCACTGTAGACCCGGTACAGAACACTCTCGATTACAGTATAACACTACTTAAGAATTATTACTCTCCAGAGTACATACAGACCCCTGCTTTGTCTGCTCGTTCAAGATTATATAATAAATTGCATACCGGGTTAAACACAGAAGCAGGATCGGAAAAAATTTATTTAAGTTATCTTGGTAATGAAGTAGTTGAATCATTCAAAAAAGATATCGACACATACTTTCATTATCCTGTAAGTGCAGTTAACGTACCATTATCAGGTAGTACTTTAGCTAAATCAGGTGCACAACCAGGCTCTTCGCCTTGGAGATCCGATCGTATATTTGTTAAAAAAGCAGACTATAGAAAGTACAGCCCTTGGGGCAACTATAACGGTAACCAAACAGGTGTATTTTTCTGTTCTTGGTTATCTGCATCAGATATAGGATCTGAACCAGTATGGATGGATCGTTATTTTGCACCATCAGCTGTTGATCTCACTCAAGTACTAACTTCTACAGGAGCAGGACCAAGTAATAACAATTATCCTAACTTAATTTGGGACGTACCTTCAACACAGGTATTTAGCCCTGAGTCCTTATATGTGTATCACAAAATTGGTGATAACGACAATATGCTCGTTGTTGATACTCTTTCCGGCTCTTTAACACATTATGTAGAAAACTGGACTAGTCCGTTAATTGATGCTGCCAACGGTTTAACCACTGGCGATGTTTACAGTTTAAGTTCTAACTCAGTACAAACATTTCCTGGTACTAGAGATCCTGCGTTAAACACTGCAGTAAGTTATGCCACTTTGAGCTTAACCAATGACGATTTTTACACACCAGGGTTTACAATAGCGTTTCAAGCTTACAGTACAAATTGGTTAAATATACAAGGAGAACAAATTTTAGGCAACTACTATAATGGTGGTATCGGTTTATTTAAGAACAATCCTTTATTAACACCATTTGTTACTATAATCGGGGATAAGATTCGTACGTTTAATACTAACTTGGTAAGCTTAAGTAGCAATACACCTAATGCTCCAGCTATACAGGCTGGTAATAGTTATATTGTAAAGAGTAACTATGATGAAAGTTATTTTATTATTGACGGTAACCGAATTGTACACGAATACGATCAAGACGGTGCATTAGTATCTGAATTTAATGCTGTTCAAGATAGTGGGGTATCTAATGCTACTGTTATTGGTGCTAATTTAATACTTGAAGGTGGCGTTCGTAAGCTTCTTATATTCTTCAAAGTAGGTACTACTATTGACTGGCGCAAATACCTAACAACAGGGATACTAGATCCTAATACTACTAATAGTGGCTCTCAAAACAATGTATCGACGTACTATGTTGATTTAAACAACCAGATCAATTATTACATAAACACTCACGATGGTAAAGGTACCGGTACGGTAGTTGATAGTAATAACGTTGTCTGGGCCTTAGATGGAGACACCATTGTAAGAGGCATTAATACAAGTACAGTAAATGCTGTATTATCTGCTCGTCAAGCTGAATCCATTGTCTGTGATCATTTAGACAATATATGGGTACTGTACTCTGGTAACAACTTAAGCAAATTAGACAATTACGGTAGAGTTGTATGGGATGTTAACTTACCGGGTAATCAATTATTTGGTGCAACTAGAACTCTTAACTTTGTTGCTGAATTAAATGGCGGTAGTACAAATTATTATGGTTTATTACTAGATGGCAAGAATCAAATATTATATAAAATTAATCCTGTAGACGGTTCTGTAGTTACAAGTAATGTATTAACGACTACTACGTACTATACATTAAGTACAACTGCTTTATTATTACAGACTTTAGGAGATGCTACCGGTTATGACTATCAACGCAAATACTACTACTATGCCGATAGTAACCCAAGCGATTTAATAGTTAAAGCTTTAGTTGAAAACGTTTCTACGTTAAATGCAGATAGAAAAGTCAGTACTTTAGATTTTAACGCATCCACATTAACACCTGGTTGGCATCATTTTGCAATTACAGTAGATCCTTATAATAAACTCAATTTATATGTAGATGGGGATCTTGTTGCAAGTACATCAATAGGTAATTTAAGTAATGGTATATACAGAGTGTACAACTCTCGTAATAATCCTAACTTGGTTATTGGTACAACAAGTTTTAAAAATCAAACGCTATCTCAATTTACTAATCAAACTACAGACCCTTATAGTTTCAACGGTTATATAGCTGATGTACGTTTCTACAATCAAGCACTACAAAGAGCTGATATAGTTGCTGTACAAAAGCGCTTTTTATTGAATAGTTTTTCAGATTTAACCTGGGCCGCTCCTGCAGGTACCCGTTACTATATAGAACAGGTTGAACGGTTCTTCTTACATCGTTTACCCGGTGCAAAATCCGCTAAATTCAACATAAAGATAAAGAACTCTAATATAACTGATCCAGGAATACGCAGTATTATAGAGAAAAACATAATAGCTTCATTAAGTAAAACAACACCTGTTTACACTCAATTAAACCAAATAATCTGGCAATAATATGACAGTAACATTCGACTCTCAAGTACAATATAACTATACCGATGCTTACAATAATATTGTAGCTTTTGTAAAAGCTAGTCCGGATTTATCCCCTGCTCAAAGAGATGACTGTCTTGAAGCATTAGCTACAATTGCACCAGGTATGCAGCAGCAAACAGGCACTACTACTAGTACCCCGGTAACCCCTCCAAGTACAGGTGTATTACCGCCTCCAGGTAACCCTGTTTCGAATTTTTCAGCACTACCATAATGGCTACTACTACAGATAATCCTATTTCTTTTAGTTATACCGGCAAAAACGGGTATAAAAGTACTGTTACATATTCTTATATTCCTAATAGTAGTTCAAGAATACAGTTATCGATTGACCCTAGTGTAGCTTCAGTTGCAACACCTACAACTAAACTAACTTTAACACCTACCAATATACCTGACGGCCAATTAACTGTAGCTTATAATCAAACCATAACCGCTACAGGCGGTACAGGGCCTTACACGTTTGCTGTAAATAGTAGCAATTTAGTTACCTCGGTTAACGGTACAAATGTATATTTTGTTAATATTGTAACTGCACCTAATACTGCAGGCACAGTTAATTACAAATCAGGTTATGCACCAAAACAGGCAGGCGGTTTCTTTGCAGGAGACCCCGTACTATTAGTTGCTACTCCTAATACCGGTCACACGTTTAAGGGTTGGACAATTATTAATGCGGATGGTACGCCATTCACTTCAGATACCCCTACTTTTGAACAAAACGGCTTACAGATAGATTTTTATATGCCACCAAACGGAGTTACTGTTATAGCTAACTTCGATAATTCTAATGTATCTAGTCAATATCTTTTACCTCCAGGTATTACGCTTTCTCAAAGTGGCCACTTAGCTGGTACACCTACTGTAGTAGGAACTTATACATTTACAGTTGAAGCTACTGACTCCCTTGGCAATACTGGTAGCATTACATATACATTTTCGGTAAAAGCAGCAGCCCCTACACCTTGGACCCCACCAAGCACGCCTGGAGATGTACCTTCTCCTACTGCAGACAATAAAGTACCGAAATATATAAGAGGCATATCATATATTGCCCCTGGTACTAACAATTTTCACGATCTCGGCGCTGAATTCATAAACTCTACAAATTCTTACATTATAGCTAATGTAAAAGAGTATAACAATAATGTAATACCTAAAGGCACTACAATTGGTTTATATGATTCTAATAATAACCAATTAGCTTATGGTTATTCTTTAGGTACAGGTACAGAAAAGAGTATGACACTATATTATAAGTGTCCGTCTAATACAACTGTTGTAACCTGTTTAGTGCAGACCGATAATAACGGTACAGGGTGGATTCCAACCGTTACATTAAGCGCAACCGGTACTGCTCGTATTTTACAAGGTTCAAGCCGTGCTATAGTGTTTGGCCCTAATGCAGGTAACTATCCTATTGGTAACGGTATGGCATTATATGCTGGTGGTTACTCTACAGGTACATATATTAGAGATGTAAGTTTATTTGAAACAACTGAATTAACTAACGGTACTATGGTACCGATAGGAGCAGCAAATAATAACTTTATATACAGATTAGCTAATCAAGGTTTTCAGAATCCTGATTATGGGGTACTATTACCAGCTAATAGTACTAATGTAGATCCGACTGAAGTTGGTTTTGCTGAGATATCTACTAGCACATTAAACACACCTTATGGTTATAATTCAAAAGACTTAATAATTTCTTTTGATGTAGCAAGTTCATTAATTCAGGACATTACACCTTTAAAGTTATACACGCCATATACTTTTGCGTTAACTAACCAGCCAGTTTGGGTACAAACCGTACCACCTTACTTAAATGCACCTACAGGTTATGCTGCGTTCTCAATTAACTGGGGAGATGGAATTGTAAACAATTATCCAAACCCAATACCTACAGATGCGTTCTATTTTACGCATTCTTATACTAACGCAAGCGATACCCCATACACAGTAACAGTTTCCGCGTATAACAATACTAATATTAACAGTAATAACTTTGTTGCATCTTATTCTTTAAGTGCACGTTTTTATATACAAGATACTTTCCCTGAAATCAGTCTTGAAGACTATTCTAAATCGTTAAACAACAACTTAACCTTACCTTATAGTAAAGAGCAGGTAGAAATCGGTTCTAACGAATGGGTAGTTGCAGATAATATCAATGCAGCATTAGGTAAACTTGAATCTAACTACAATTATTTAAGAACAATAGCAAGTACTATAAGAAAGACACCTTTCCCAGAATATATAGAGTGGTTGTACGATTTAATTGGTTACCCAACCTGGAACACATTTATTTCAGGTTCAGATACGTATTACGGAGCTTATCCAATATGGGGTACCTACAATTATGGTATTACACCGGGTTCAATTGTAGAGTTCAAGTCATTTAAAACCCCATTTACAGCCCCTAATTACTATAACTACATTATCTATACCTCTTTAAGTGCTCACAGTATTTTAGAAGTAAGAAAGAATGATTTCTACAACACTAAGGTCTCTGTATTAAGTTCTATTATACCTGGTTCAATCAACTTTAAGGCTTACTCAGTAGATGTAAGCGGTACGAACCTGTACTTACTTGCTTCAGAAACAAACCCACAAAACGTAGATTCTATTAACCCTGTAAGTGTTTATAGGTATAATGTTAACTACGGAGATGGTTCTTTAACCTTAGTTAATCAAATAGGTGGTTTAGCAAGTCAAAACCCTGACGATGAATACGCATTTGGTTCTGGTGCGACAATAGCTGATATACCTACTGCTATAAAGACGTTTAACAATAAAGTTTATGTAGGGGATAAGAAAAATAACCGTATTAAGGTTTACAACTCTGCATTAACTTATATTACTGAAATTACAGATCAGTCTTTAAGTGCTTATAATGTAAGTCCGTTTGATATTGATGCTAATACAGGTAATGTGTATATGGTAGGTAAAATTAAAGCGCCAAATGCACCTGCAATTACTTCAGTTGTAACGGCTCCTATTAGTAGTGGTGAAACCCAGTATAAAGTTACTTGGAACCACGATGGTTATCGGTTAGCTAGCGTGTACCGTGATGCTACAGCTAATTTCGCGGTTTACGGTAAACCTGAGAGTAGCAGCAACTACGTTTTAATAGGTACCGCGCTTAACCCAGTAATTTCACAGGAAATACCAGCATTAACAACTTCAGTTTATGATTCAATTTATAATTGGAAGCAAACACCTAACCCACCAAGATTAACCCAATATGTGTTCCATTCTGGTACCAATTATACATCATTCTCAGTAGTAGCTCTAGGTGCAGATGGTAACTCTCAACCAAGTTCAAGTACAGTAGTACCTAATGCAGATTCTTTCCCATCTCCATTTACAGTGTTTGTATTTGATAATAACGGCAGTTTAACCAACCGCTTTACTACACCTCAAATACCTTCTACAGCAAGCATACTTAAAATATTAGTAGATCCTACAGGTACGTTCTACTACATTATTACAAGTGACTTTATTTACAAGTACACAGTAACTGGACTATTCATTAATAGATTCAACGGACCAAGTAGTTCACCGTTACTATTGAATGAAGATATTGTTAATGCGTTTATTGATGATAGATTTTATCTTTATATAGCTACAAAATCGAGACTGTTTAAGTTTATTGATATACCAACTACAGCTGACTTAATTAACACTGATACTGTTAACAGTTACTACACTCCTTTATCATCTTATAAGATTCAAGAAAACGAACTTATACAGGACTGGGTGTATAATAAGGCCATCGGTCAAATGATCTTCAATCACGAAGTGCTTGCAAAGAACATTAACGGTAAGTACACTGAAACAGTAGACTACACTAATAATCTAGTTAATTTCGGTCAAGCAGTATTCGGTAAGGTTTCAGGTTACAACGATCAGTTAATTAATTCACTTGGTACTACTGACTCTAACTTTGTATATAGTAATGAGATAGTAAGTTCTGCTGTTATTAATAGAGTACTAGCTAGTATCTACAATATACAGACAACTATATTAAGTGCTATCAAGCCTGAAGTAACTGTAACTTTACCAAACTCTCAAATTAATAAATTAGGTCTAGTAACTGCTGCTACACCATACGTAGTCAACCAGTACTTCCAGCCTTTACCAGTAATAACCACTCAACCTTCAAGTCAAAACATTATTGCAGGTGAGCCGGTTACGATTTATGCTGCTGTTTCCTCTGCAGCTGGTCAAGACGCCTTAAGCTATCAATGGTTATTTGAAAATACAGCTATTGTCGGTGCTTCTGCTACGGACTATACATTTATACCTGAATTAAGTTCAATCGGTTACTACACCTTAAGTGCAACCGATAATGTAGGTTCAGTCGTATCTAACCCAGCTTATCTCGGTGTATCTCTTGGTACATTATTTGCTTTTGCATCAGCTCAGTTCATTGGTAATCTCTATAGTAATTACTTCCCGACAACCATTACTGATCCGTTACTTGAATCTACAGAATGGTTAACTACTCGTTACGGTAACGACTACACTGCAAATCTCAGTATTATTAATGCTACAGAGCAGAGTGTGCTAATGCTAACGTTAAAAGAAACGTATGGTGCTACACCTTGGTCATTTAACAACCTAGTAACTATTACGATAAGTCAAAACAGCGTACCGCTTTCAGTATTACAAACTTCAGTTTCAGCTAATATCGCTATACCATTAAGCGCGTACCTTGTTACAGATAGTAGCTCGGTTGGGGCAGACGGTTACCCAGGTACATTTGCAGGTACTATCGATGTTTCGTTATCTTTAGGTACAACAACAAGTACAGCTTACAGCCACCCTTCAATTGTGGCTAGTGTACAATACGGAGGTTATCTGTATAATGCTAACTTTACCAATAACCTATACAGTTCAGAAACTTATAGAACAACTCAAATGTCGTTATTAAGCACATACGGTACAATGCCTTATGCTACTGTAGCTAATAATACGATAGGTGGTTGGTTAGATATTGGTATTGATCCATATATTCGCCACGCCTGGTCCCTATCTGGTGTACAAACCACAGAAAACCCAATTGTAAACTTTACACCTCAATTCCCAACTGATGTTATTACCCTTTCTGCTTCTCGTTTAACCGATCCAGGTGAAACTGAAGTAGTATTAAGTATGGGTAGAACGCTTTATCCAAAACCTGCTACACCTTACTACACGATCTCAACTTCAACAGGATCTGTATCAAAGGGTACTGGCTACGTAACTGGTGGCGGGGTGTTTAAGGCAGGTACAGTAAGAGTAATGCACGGGGTTGGTATCAACACAGTAGCTAATTACGGTCCAGGTCAATCTCACGATTCACCAATTATTGTTTCTGGTGCTGGTATATTTGATCCAGGCCGCTATACTGCAGCTGGAGAGTCTCCACTCAATACAGTAGGAGAGGGCACTGTTCAAGGTAGCACCTCTTCAGGCGCTAAGTTTAATATATACGTAGACGGTGATAAGAACGTACAGGTCTACTTCCACGGTTAAGCACTAAAACCGGTCTTATAATCAAACCTTACAATACCGGTAGAAGCTTCTTTAATTTTAAAGACAGTTTCCTTATTGCCTAAATTGCATTTGTACAAAGCAGTCTTATGTGCTTCATAATGATCTTTTGCTGTAACACTTATTTCTTTTAGTGGAATTTCCTCCCCGAGGAATTCATCGACGATGCCTAAAGCGGCAATATATTTGTTCATATTTTAGTCATTAAAAAGTGTTATTTTGGATTATACAATTATTTATAACAAATCTTAATATATCTAGTAGAACTTTTAAAAAACTATGTTATACTATTGGAGAAATTAAATATGAACGCTACAACAATTAGTGAAAATATTATCGTTAAAGATATCTATACCCGCACTCTTGGTGACGAGAGTGTTGAGCAACGTATGAATGCAGTAACTCGTCGTTTTAATCCAACTAAGTACAACGTGCTTGGTTTTATTAATCGTTCGAGTCAAGTTGTTTTACAACCTCGTTTTTACAATGTTCGCGACTCAAAAGGTCGTTGGGCAAAGATTCGTCAGACACGATAATATGTAATCGCAAAGAGGCATAGTATTTCTAATATATACTATGCCTCTTTTTTTTCTACTATGACGGTTAATTTTCTTGATATTGCATTTGAATGCAATCTGGCATCTTTCCAACAAGATGCAGTAAGAGCCTTACTCTGTATTGAAAAAGACGTAACAATAGATATTAAAACAGTTAAATTGTTTGCAGCTGATTTTCCACGTAGTTTTAGAGAGTGGTTGCACATAAATAATCCTGATGCGATATTTTTCAGTGGACCTCCTAAAAAAGTATACGATAATACAGAATATAGAGATTTTATTTAATATAGAAATATGCAAATAACCATAATTGGTAATGTTAACGAGCTAACTGCTGTAGAGCAAAAAGCTCTTTATAATGACGGTGCTGATATTACAACAGGTATATATTACCTTGTTGCAGATGCAAAAGACTTCGTGAGTCAAGGTAAAGAGGTACTACCTAATTTACCTGCTTTACGTAGTTTGTCTGCTTCTGCCAGCGTTAACTGGATTATCACGAATTTCCGTGGTAATAAAGTAGCGTTTGGTTCAGCTTCAGCTTAAAGCTTGCACTAGTCTAATAAAGTACCATAATAGGTACTATGAATAAAGCATTCTTACGTAGACAAGCCGCATCTAAGTGGAAAGACTTACAATGCGGTATTTGGGAACGATGGGACTATCGTTGCTGCTATCTTGTCATACGTCAACTTGATAATGGTAAATTCAAGCCAATGATTGGTGCTATGGCTGATTTAAGTATGCCTGGCGCTGATTTGCCACCTGAAGGTTACCATCAACTTAATACTTTAGATGAAGCTAAAAACTTTTTACACAAATATGTTGCCTATATTCGTGAAGTATGGGATAAACAAATAATAGAAAACCGCAAATAGGAGACCCTCGCCATACAAACGTTCTTACCATACGCTAACTTTAGAGAATCAGCTAAAAGTCTTGATATGAAAAGACTCGGTAAGCAGCGTGTAGAAGTACTACAGCTACTTAACTCATTTCATAGACCTAACTATAAAGGTTGGAAAAACCATCCTTGCCGGGAAATGTGGCGTGGCCACGAAAATGCATTAGCGTTATACGGTATGGTTATATGCGAGGTATGGAAAGAGCGTGGTTATAAAGATACCTGTTATGAGAAAATACGTGCTTACTACGATGAATCCAAACCTACAACGTTTCCTTGGTGGTTAGGTATGTTAGATATACATTTATCACACCAATCAATGCTAATAAAGAAATATCCGGATCATTATAAACAAGAGTTTCCGGATGCACCAGAGGGATTAGAGTATATCTGGCCTTCGAGCAATCCCGATATCTTCCAGGTTTTAACAAGTAAATAATAGTGCTTGATCTTAATTGATTAGGTACTATAATCATTTTTGTTCTTTAAACACTTTGTAAGTTTAATCGCTTACATTAACAAAGATTCTTCTCAACAGAGCACGAGGCTTTGTCAGAGCCTGATCCCCGCGCAATAACGTATACCTTCGCGATGCAACTATAGCAAAAATACGGGGCTGTAGAATTTCATAAAGGCCTTCATTTTATATGGTTATATTTAAACCAAATAAATTCATTAAAAAAGCATATCCTATGATTAACTGGGATACGCTTTCTCTTGTTTATTCAGCAATACTTGACCCTGTATACAAAGCTAAAAAGAAAAGAAACTTTGTTATAAGAATTAGAGGGATAAAAAATGGCCGTTGGAATTGGTATAATTCCGACTCTAAAGGAGGCTATTTTGTTATTGTATCAGACTTAAGAATCGGTCAATTTCATAGAGTTATAATACACGAATTTAGACATTTCATTCAGGATAAGATACTACATATACGTATAACTTCTGATTACGAAAAACTATACTATCGCCATCCAATAGAAATAGATGCCAGATATTTTGAAAATAAAGGTTTGCACTTCGCTAGAAGGTTATATAATCGTATTGAGAAACAGAAAAAAATATTTGCTATACTAAATGAATACAGACCAAAAGGTGAAAAAACTAATCGAAATGGGAATACTTCCCGATCCAAACTACGTTCCAAGGGAAAAAGTAGCTAACAGGTTCGGTGTGATGGTATGGGATCATAAAACTGCTGGAACTTGCCAAGTTATGACTGGTGATAGCTTTAAACAGGCTAAGCAATATATGGCGCAACCAGGCCATAGATCTGGTATAAAAAAGTTCGGTTTTAGAGGATAACTAGTTGCCTCTATAAAACCTGTAGTAATTATTAAGTGGCCGGTAGCTATTTTTAATGGGTGTGAAATAGGTGTTTATAGCTGCCGGCTTTTTTAATGTTTAAATATAAATATTAATATGCCATATACAGCTCGTGGAAAATGTGTTTATAGAAAAGATACTGGTAAAAAGGTAGGCTGTACAACTGGCCCTGTAAAAAAATATCTTGCTGCTTTACATATTAATACCGGTCACGAAGAATCTAAAACACCTAGCAAAATTACTCAAAAAGACGTAATGTCCGGTGTGCGTAAATCTATGCCACCACCAACGACTTCTCACAAAAGTAAGAAGAGTTACGATAGAAGAAGATTTAAATCGTTTAAAGATTATTACGAAGATGTAACAGGTGTTGATGGTAATATACGTAATACTGATAGTGCTACCGCAGAGAGTATGTATATGCCTGGTCAAGATGAAGTACCTGAACCAAATGGGTATGATACTTTGCCTGGCGGGCCAGCTACACCAATAGAATATGAAGCTAAGAAGAGCCGTATTGATACTTTAGATAAAGCTATTAACTACCTCAACAAGTACGTTGACGAGCCTTTACCTAATACAGGTAAGGAACTAGATAAGTTCTTAAAAGATCTTAAACATTTGGCAGATGATTTAGACAAGATTAGTATTGAACCGGTAGATATAATTGCTACAATTAAGCAGCCTAATATGGCTAAACAATATTTGATTCGTGGGCCTTCTTCGCCAGGTAATCCGGGCAAGGGCGCTTTACAGGACTTAATGGACATTAAGGCTCAATCCTTGATTGAAGACGAAGATTCGCCTGGAGACAATCCTACTGTTAATCCAGATGTATTGGGTGGTGCAGTAGGTGAGAATTTTATCGATCATAAAGGTCCAGGTAAACCAGGTGATAGTAACCGCCACGGCATTAAGAAGCATTCCAGTTTATCGTCTTTAGACAAAATAGTACACTCTAAAACAGCAAGCCCACGCAAAAAACAACTAGCTCATTGGCAGGCAAATATGCGTAGAGGAAAAGCTAAAAAACATCACTAAAGATATTGAAGATAAAGCTTTACAGAGTAAGTAAAGTTTATGGATAAGTTAATAATTGCTCTAGATAATTGGAGTGGAAGTGGTTACCAAGACAAGCCTAACGGTTTGCCTCTTGATATGGATACAGGTGAGCCACTACTGACCGCGATTATGAATTTTCCTAGCGAGCTTGTTCAATATCTACCAACTGAACAGGTACCAGCTAATACAAAATATTTTTACCCTATAAAGATTACATCAAGTAAGTTTTTCGTACAGGGTTCACCTTTCCGAGAACGAGCTTTATACTTGTCAGAAAAAGTATTACAAGATGTTAGAAATGGCTTATGTAGGATTATTTTTGACTACAGTACCGAAGGTCAACCAAATACAGAAAAAAGAGAAGAAGTTTTTGCTATACAGGCTCAGTTACTCAATATTAAACTGTCTTCTATGGCTTATGCAGATGCTAACTTCTTAACACCTTACATATATAAGACAATACCTGCATATTATTATAATTCTTTTGAGAGCGTGCACGCTGGTTATTTCAGTAATAACTACGATTCTACAGTAGCTAGTATTACAAGTAGGGCTAGCCGTAAAAAACGCTTTGTTTTCTTCAATAGACGTGCTCATATGCATAGAGTGCTTTTAGTTGAAAAAGTACTAGCAGATGGTCTTGATAAAGATATGATCTTAACTCTTGGCAACTCGAGTTACGGATGGCCAACATTATCACCGGAGTTAGAAGAACAACATTTAACTCAAAACAGATTTAAACACATAGCGGAACGTATACCTAATGTAATGGCACGGGCGCCTATTACGTATGATATTACCGATTACTATAATAACAACCCAACAGACTTAAACATACAGGCACAACTTGATGCCTATATATGTATAGTAACAGAAACGTTCTATTACGTAAACCCCGATTGTCCTAATTTATATTTAAGTGAAAAAACATTTAAACCTATTGCTTGTTTACAGCCATTCATAGCTGTAAATGTACCTCATTCTTTAAAGCAATTAAGAGCTCTAGGCTATAAAACCTTTGCACCTTACATAGATGAGTCTTATGATGATGAAGTAAACCCTGAAACAAGACTTGATTTAATTTATAAAGAAATTAAACGTTTAAGTAGTCTTACTGAAGATGAAGTAAAAGATTTACTAGTTAACCTTTTACCTACATTACAATACAATTATAACTTATATCAACAAAGAAGCAAAGAGAATACTGGTTACGGAGATATTATCAATGCAATAGCTCAAGACTGGAAGAACAACGGTACAAAAAATATTTGTATGGTAGGTATGGGTAAGCTCGGTAAAGATTGTGCTGAAGTAATGGCTACTAAACACTTCGTTACAGGTTACGATATCAGACCTGTACAATCGGATACTGTAAAAATAGCTACCACGTTAGAAGACGCTGTCAGAGGTAGAGATATTATTTTTATAGCTGTACCCACACCTCACGATTCTGCTTATGGTGGAGAAGGACCTACAAGTCATTTAGAGCCTAAAGACTTTGACTATACGATATTAAAAGACGTTATCAGTAAGGTACACGACGCAACCACTTCAGATCAATTAATCGTACTCATTAGTACGGTGCTACCTGGTACAGTACGTAATCAATTCATTCAAATTTTACAGGATAGAAGATTTGTATACAATCCTTATTTAATAGCTATGGGTACCATTAAGAATGATATGATAAACCCGGAAATGATTATTATAGGTACTAAAGATGGTAATTCTAATGCAGATAGTGAGGAGCTTATTAATTTCTACAAGTCAATAGTTAATGAAAAAACCAGAATCGTACAAGGTACCTGGGATGAAGCTGAATGTATTAAAATATTTTATAACACGTTTATATCGGCTAAATTAGCCTTAGTTAATATGGTACAAGATGTTGCTGAAAAGAACGGCAACATAGACGTAGATGTTGTCACTAATGCTCTTAAAGATAGTACATACCGTATTATGGGTCCTGCCTATATGACTGCAGGTATGGGAGATGGTGGTGCGTGCCACCCTAGAGATAATATTGCTTTGCGGTATATGGCGCAGCGCTTAAATTTAGGTTACGACTTATTTGACGGTATAATGAAGAGTAGAGAAGTACAGGCTGAAAACCTGGCTCTACGCTGTGTTCAAGTCGGTAGTAATGTTTGTATTGTGGGTAAAGCTTATAAACCAGGTGTACCTTACACAAACGGTTCCTATAGTTTATTGATCGGGTGGTTCATTGAACATAATGACGGCGGCACTGTAACGTATTTTGATCCTAATACAGGAGATAATGTATTCAATGATAAAGCGGATATTTACCTTATCGGTTATTGGGAAGATTGGGTAGAGAAGATTAAATGGCCAGATAACTGTACAGTAATAGATCCTTGGAGAAAATTTAAAACAGATAACACTACTATAAAAGTAATACATTACGGTAAAACAAGGTGATCTTAATACGTAGAGCTTCTAAAGGTGGTAGAGATTATACAGTTATTATGTTAAAAGGAGAAGAACCTAAATGGATCCTTACCTCTAACTATGAGCATAACCGTATACTTGAGATCTTTAAACAAGATAAGTTTTACGAGGGTATTGAAAATGATTTCAGTGATAAAGACTGGAAAATACTACAAAGTATACCTACCTATAATAAAGATAAAAAATGAAAAATATAATTGTAGTTGGTGACAGTCAATCTGCTGGTTACACAATGGAGTGTGGTACAGTTAAAAGCTACGGTCAGTGGTTAGCTGAATACAATAATTTACAATTATTTAATTACAGTAAACCAGGTGTAGATAATACGTTTATTAAGCGTAGTTTGCTTTCAAATATAGTTAAGTTTAAACCGGAAGAAACATTCGTCGTGTTTCATACCGCACCGTTTACAAGAAAATTATTCTGGTTTGATGAAGATAAACCTATCGAAAAGGATAATCATATATGGTATCCAAGCTTTACAGGGGAAGATAATAAGGGTTGGTACCGATCTAAAGGTAAACTTAGCTGTAAAAAAGGGGCAAAGTCCGCTGTAACGCTAAACGATCATAAGAATGTATTCGGTAATTACTATTTTGATGTTTATTATCATACGTATTTTTCTCTAATAGAATCATACGGCGATACATTAGATACTTTATTATCTGTACAAGATTATTTAAATAATAGAAACTACAAATATGTGTTTGTACTAAACAATAAAAACTTACTTAAGGAAAGTGTTCCACATAAAGAAGAGTTTTGTTATGCTTTAAGTAGTTTGGATTATACTAAATTTCTCTTTCAAGACAATGGTTTTGATGATTTTATACTTTCTAATGAGTATAGTGCTACCGAAGCTGATTATCACGCTAGCGCAAAAGGACACGAAGAATACAGTAAATTAGTGCAGGAATATATTACTAAACATAACTTGATTTAATAGTAACTGTTCTTATAATACTACATATGGCAACTAAAAACAATCCATCTAAACTACACCCTGAAGTTCTAAAGTTATATGGTTCACCTATATACCGTAGGAAGATTAAACGTATTGTTGAAACTGCAAAGACTTTTCATAATATCATTGGTAAGAAGGTGCCTAATCGTGTCAAACTCAATAAGAGTAACCCAACCGATAAGGAACTGCAAGATTTTAATAAGAAGAATGCTATTAAGTTAGATAAAGAGTGTTTGCATTACTTTGCTCAACCTAACGATCCAGGTCAAGAGCGTAGACTGGCAAGACCACAAACACCTATACAATAAGCTTGCATAACAACAAGTAAGGTACCATAATGTACCTATGAACATTGATCCTAAACTTATAGCCATCTCTAAAGATGGAGCATACGTTTATCCAGTAGATCATATCTCTGGTCATAAGACGTTTGCTCCTATCGATTACTTCAAAAAGACTGTCACCGAGAAATACGGTGGCAGTGTTGAAAGGTTCGTTAAAGAGTACATTACAAGAGAAACTAAAAAGTATCTAGCAGCAGGCTATACACCAGAGCAAATTAGAGACTTAGCTTCTAAATGTAAGAACAACAAATTACCTAAGATCAATGTTAAGCTTAAGAAGCACCCTAATATGCCTAAGAAAGAAAGGCGTAAACGTTTAGCTTCACACGCAGAATCTACCACCACTACTATCAATAGTGACGGAGAAATAGAAAAAGTAAGGATTTATCCTTGGACTGGTAACCCAGATTATTTTAGAAGCGAACCAGCGTATACAGATTTAGCAGCTACTACTGCTGAAGCTTGTTTAATGCCTCATATCTATCTTGATGATGAATGTAACGGTTGTAAGTATTACGAAATTTGCCAATGCCCTCTGAAACAATAAACATATTCGTCGATTTAGACGAAACTCTAATTCATACTCTTGGTATGAAAACCATCGCAGGAGATCTTGGTGATGAATCTAATCTTTGCGATACACCTGTAACTGTTGCTTTAAGCAAGAAAGAACAATACGTAACAGTATTAAGGCCTGGTGCTAACTACTTGTTATTTGCTTTAAGAGACTTTGGTAAGGTTTATATGCTTACAAGAGCTACTAAAGACTATGCTATAGCAATGAACAAGGCTTTTAACTTTGGGTTTGATGAAGATAAAATATTTGATAGGAATTTTCAAAAGTACAAAATACCAAAAAATATATCGCAAGGTAAAAACTTTCTTATTGACGATTTAGACGTTAGAGATAATTACGAAAAAGTTGCTTTTATTAAAAGATTCGGTAGAAGTGGTTATATTCAGATACCTGCTTTTTACGGCAATAAAGAAGAAGGTATAACACATAGTTTAATAAGCGATATTATAGACGATATTAAATCAAATGCCTAAGCTCTCTATATTGGTTTGCACTATTAACTCAAGAAAGCATTTCTTTGATGCTTTGTACAAAAAGCTTAGTAGGCAGATTACTCCAGATGTACAGTTCTTAAATTATTGTGATAATGGAGAAATAACAATTGGAGCAAAGAGAGAGGCACTTAAAAAAGCAGCTACTAGTGATTATATTGTTTATATAGACGATGATGATAAGATCAGTTGTTATTATGTACGTAATGTATTAGAAGCTTTACAGAGTAATCCTGATGTAGTGGGTTTAAAAGGGTTTCAAACAACTGACTTAAAAGAGTTTAAGTATTTTGAATGTTCTTCAAATCATAAGAAATGGTGTGAATTAAAGAATGGTGTTGTATGTAAACCTATTAACCATATTAACCCTATCAAAAGAGAAATAGCTTTAAAGAGTGCTTTTCCTGACTTATATTACGGGGAAGATAAGTTTTATTCAGAAGGCATAAAACCTTTTATTAAAACTGAAGTTTTAGCAGATGGTTATTTGTATTGGTATGATTATAGACCTAATAATTCTCAATCAGTAAGAATGGATATAATTGATAAAAATAAAGGTTTAAAAATGCTTAAAGCAGCTGGATTTGATTAATACATTAAGTAAGTGCTTGTATGAACCGTAAACAACAAAAACAACAGCACAACCCAAATCAACCACATCCAGATTTAGTTAAAGAGTTAGTTTTAAATAATATTAAGGTTTTCAGTAGAAAAGACGGTCCGGATTTATTACTCTGGTGCAATTACGGTGCATTAACACGTCCAAGACCAGGTCAAGGGCTTGAAATTTGGGGAGAGAATATGAAGATTGTAGAGAATATTAGAAATGCAGTTTATCGTTATTATCCAGCTGCAGAAGTTACTTCCGAATCTCAAAGAGCACATATAGTGTTCCGTTTAAATCACCGTTGATTTATTAATACTTTAACTTAAGTCATTATACTATGGAAGATACTAATACTCAATCCACTGTACAACCAGTTAAAAAACGTCGCGCACCTTCAGCTAAGAGAGCTGCTACTAAGGCACAAAAAGAACAATCTCGCGGATTTCCTCTACCTTTATATCTCACTTGCCCTGTAACGAATAAAACTAACAAATATACATCTTTAGCATATATTCGTAAGCTTATTGCCAAGCACGGCACTATAGAAGAAGTAAAAAAGACATATATTTCTGCAGAGGGTAAAAAGCTACAAAATAATAAACAAAGCTAACGTAGTTTACCAGTTAATTATGTAAGTATTAACTGTACTACCCTATATGGCTAATCCAGACGTCAATTTTGTAAATAATTTAAACAGTTCCTATTTAGCATTTATAAATGATAGTAGTGGTAATATTAACGCCACATATTTAAATGCAGGGGATTATACCCCTATGACTGTTCGCAATACAGGTGGTACACCTAATGCAGTTTATACGATTGTAGCTGGAGTTAGTGCATCAGTAATTTTAACAACAGGAACGTTGTCAGCTGGTAACCAGGTAGGTGGTTACGGTCAACGTTATGTACCATATGCCCAGGTCGTTACTACAGCGCCTGGTATTTCATCTTTACCGCCAGGAAATTACCTAGGTTAATATAAGTATATTGAACTATGGCAGGTTATCCTTACAAAGTATCTGGACACGGCGATCTAAGCGGTATATTTAAAGCTTACGTAAGCGGTACGCACCCTTCAAACACAGGCTATAAAGTTAGTGGTGTTGACTTAGCTACATTGTTTCAATCCAGTAACTACCAAGGCTTCGATCAAATTAGTTATAATACTAATTATAAGTCGATTAATAAAGGGTCTGGTGCTCCTAACGGAGATCTGCGCTACATATTTGCATATTACGGTTATTAATACTATTTTAGGTATTGATATTTTAAGAAAACAGGTTAAATTATTATACCTGTATGTCCGAAACATCTATACCTTCAGATAAACTACCGCTGTATTCAAAATATGCTAGAGAAAAATTTGAAGCGGCTAATACAAGTTTAGAATTTGAACTAACAACACCTGAGCCTATTAAAGAGATAACTCGGGTTAATAAAAAAGAATTCACTTTTGTTATCCCAGTATACAAGATAAAGGGGTATAAGTTAAAAGGACTTCTTTATATTCTACCACGACTTGCTGCAACAGGGTGTAAAATTATTGTTGCTGAGCAGGTAGACGAGCCAGTAATTACGCCAGTTAAGCAATTAGTCGAAAACGCACCTAATACAAAGTACGTAATGTGGCCAAGAAAATTTGAGAGTAGTGAAGATAAGGTAATACATAGAACTGCATTACTGAATTATATAACAAAGTATCACGTAGATACAGAATGGATATGGGTTAATGAAGCTAATACAGTAATGAACTGGCAATCAATCTTTGATTGGATTGATTCTGTTTATAACTATGTTCAACCGTATAAGATAGCAAAAAGAACTACTGAAGAAGAAACAATTAAGATTCTCAATAATGAAAAAGTTGAGATCGACTACACTGATCAACAAGGTGCGTATTTAAGCTTATACGGTGATATTTCATTTATTTATAAGAGAGAGAAGTTTCTTAAGGATGGAGGTTTCGATGAAAACTTTATCGGTAGCTGTTATGAAGGTTTAGATCTTTATCGTAAACTATTGTTAAACAGCGTTGATATACAGACAATTAATAGTCAAGCTGTTATAATACATTCTGAAAAGATAGATGAAGAAGTAGCAAATAGAGTTCGTCACTTACATAATGTAAAGTTACAAACTAAATTCCATATACAAGCAACAGCATTAGAGACGATAGACGTAAAGTTTTTAACAGATTGGCGTAAAAAGAAACCTTTATTACGTCATCGTAACGATATGGCAGTAATTACCTGTCATTTTAATTGGCCTGGCTATAAGAGACCGATTGCTAACTTAAATAGATTTATTCGTTATATGGAGTCTAAGCAGATTCCAGTATATGGCGTTGAACTTTCATTACACGGTAACTTCGTAACAGAGGGTAATGAAAATTGGTTACGTATTAAATGCACAGACAATAACATTTTATTCCAAAAGGAATGCCTTCTTAATTTAGCTGAAAAGTTAGTACCGGATGAATATACTAAGATCGCCTGGTTTGATTGTGATGTATTTTTAGATAACGATACCTGGTATGATGAAACCTCATTTGCTTTAGATAATCATCAATTGGTACAGGTATTCGAAAATGCATATTGGACTACTGAGACAGGTACAGTTGCTAAAGAAGCACCTGCAATGTGCAAATACCCACCAGTACCTGATTCCTGGTCAGGACATCCTGGTTTCGGTATAGCCGCAAACCGATCAATGTGGGCACCTAACATTGGTGGTTTATACCCATACTGTCCATTAGGTCACGGCGACACTACTTTCTTATATACTATATTTGAAACTCCATTCCAAGAAAATACTAATATAGGTATTGGTTTAAATAATAACCCTGAATATGCACCTTTCCACTCTTGGAAAAAACATATTATAGATTGGGCTGCGGGTAAATTACCAGGTTCAGGTGAAGGTGCAGGTCAAAAGAAGTTAGTATCATATGTTAAAGGTAATTGCTTTCACGAATGGCACGGCGACATATTTAACCGTAGCTACGTAGACCGGGCATTCCTTATGACCTGGTATAACCCTGAAAAACATATCTATATTAATGAACAAGGTATACTAGAATTACACAATGTACCTGACACCTGGTTAAAAATGATTCAAAAATACTTTATGGATAGAAGAGAAGACGGTTCACTACTAGACGGAACAATACAGTAACAATATGCCTAAATTTACATACGACAATTTCACTAAATTTATTCCTGTTTGGGAAGACTGTATTCTCAATGATGAGGATATTAAAGCTTCTCAGAAACGACCAGATTTAATTTATGCTTTAGATATAGGTGCAGGTGAAGGTATGGCGTCTTTATGGATGCAAAAACACGTAACAACAGGCACCGGAGATAGAGTCTATTGCTGTGATACCTGGATACAACGGGAAACAGAAAAGACATTTGATAGAAATGTAACTGGTACTGACGAATCATATAAAATAGTAAAAGTAAAAGGTAATGTAGAGTATAAAATGTACGAGCTTGCATTACTAGGGCCTGTCTTAGCAAATAGCAAATTTGATTTAATTTATATACACGGTACTACTGTTAGTAGAGATGCATTAAGACAATTTCTTACAGCTTTTACTTTATTAAAAGATAAAGGTATAATGATAATTGGTAATTATGATGCTAAGGCTAAAGTAACTGCTTTAGGTAAACAGAGTACACATTATAGAGAAATGGTTGAAGTGTTTCGTAGAACTGAAGCCGGTCGTTATGAAATATTATTTGAAGCCGAACAGTTAATAATTAAGAAACTTACTGCTTCACAGATTCAATGAGAAAACAACAAGTAATTTGGGGTGCATCCGGATTATCTCACGACGCTGCTCTTGCTGTTATAAGCAATGGTAAGCTTGTATTTGCTTCTTCTTCTGAACGTTATTCCCGGATAAAGAACGACCCTAATTTTAATATAGAGTTAATTGCTGATGCACTACAGTACGGGGAACCTGATGTTATTGTTTGGTACGAAAAGCCTTTCAAGAAATTCGTAAGACGTCTAGTAGTAGATAAATTATGGGAACCGTATAGCGTGGCGCGTACATTTGAAATGTACGGAGTTAAAGCACCAATCCAGTACGTAGATCATCACGTATCTCACTTATGTGCATCTCTATATACAGCACCATTCAACACGGATAAAACATTAGGATTAGTAGTAGATTCAGTAGGAGAATTTAAAACTCTATCGGTGTGGGACATAGATAACGGAAAATATAAATGTATACACTCTCGTAACTACCCTAATTCACTAGGTTTGTTCTATTCATCTATAACCCAGCTACTTGGGCTTAAACCTCAAGAAGAAGAGTATATTATGATGGGTATGGCTGCTTTTGGTACTTCGAATTGGCAGAAATATTATAAGTTTTTTCTAGAAAATTTATTCGACGAAGATTGTAATCTAGTACTAGATCTTCGTAGAGGTTGTAGAGGTTTGATACCGCAGGATGAGATTGAAGCTAATAAATTTGATATTGCCTTGGCAGCTCAAAAAATATACGAAGATATTGTTGTTGATATAGCAACAGAGTATCTTAATAAAACTGGCTATAAGAAATTAGTATTTTCAGGTGGATGCGCACTTAATTGCACAGCTAATAGTTTTCTTTTAGAACTAGTAGATGAAATGCATATATTTCCTAATCCAGGCGATTCAGGTTCTGCAGTAGGTGCTGCATTAGCTTATCTTAATGAATCTGTAGAATTTAGAAACCTTTATTTAGGGCACGATGCTGAAACAAACATCGATATTGATGAGTTAGTAAACTATTTAGATACTAATAAAATGGCAGGAGTTATATTTGGTAAAGCTGAATTCGGACCTAGAGCATTAGGTCATCGTTCTATTTTAGCTGACCCTAGAGTACACAATATTAAAGATATTGTTAACGAAGTAAAAGGCCGGGAAAAGTTTAGACCGTTTGCTCCAATGATATTAAAAGAGCATTTTAATGATAACTTCTTTAATAAGGGCAAGACAGATTCATATCCTTATATGCAATTTACACATATCTGTAAACGTCCTGACCTATATCCAGGTATAGTGCACGTTGATGGTAGTTCTAGAATACAGACTGTGGATGTTGATACTCCGTTTGCCCATCAATTACTCACAAAGTGGTACGCAAAGACCGGTTGCCCAATACTTCTTAATACTAGTTTAAATGTAAAAGGTAAACCCTTGATTAATAGTAAAGTACAGGCAAAAGAATTTAGCCATACCAACTTAAAAATATTTTGTTAAAGTAGCTTTCTCAATTAAAACACGTAATTCATAGTATGACAGAAAATGAAGAAATAACACCTTCCATTGATAAGCCAGATGAGCACTGGACGTTAAAAAATAACGCTAAAGATTTGCCTTGGTTGAAAAAAACTAAAGACCAACTCGATAGAACTAGTACTAGCTTCTGTTTAGCTAAATGGAATCAAGTCACTATTCATTTAGCTAATGGAACTACACATAGCTGCCATCACTGCAGAGTACATAAAATACCTTTAGAAGAATTAAAGGACAATCCTTCTGCATTACATAATACTAAAGAAAAGAAAAATACCCGTAAAATGATGCTAAACGGGGAAAGACCATCTGAGTGTAATTTCTGTTGGCGAGTAGAAGATTTAAACGAGCCTGGTCTGTATAGTGATAGAGTTAAGAAGAGTTCTAATAAATGGAACGATCAAACCATTAATACTATCCCGCAAATGCCCTGGGATACTAATATAGCACCAAAATATGTTGAGCTAGACTTTTCTAGTTCCTGCAATTTTAAGTGTATATATTGTTCTCCGTCTTATTCTACTACCTGGGCTAAAGAGATTAGAGAGCACGGTCCTTATAACGTAGGAGCTAGTGTTTTTAATTCTACTAAAGCTATTGCTGAAGATGGTGGTATGCCTCTAGAAGTTGACGAAGACGATAATCCATACATTCAAGCATTCTGGAAATGGTTGCCAGATATTATAGGTAATTTACGTACATTACGAGTTACCGGTGGAGAACCGCTTCTAAGTAAAAATACTTTTAAACTAATCGATTACCTAGTCGAACACCCACAACCTGAATGCCAATTTGATATTAATTCGAATCTAGGTGCACCTAAACAATATATTGATAAACTTATTGAAGGTATCAAAAGAATACATAATGCTAAGGCTGCAAGCAACATAACAATTTTTACAAGTTGTGAAGCACAAGGTGCTCGTGCTGAGTACATTCGTAATGGTTTAAATTATAAATATTGGCTTAGCAATCTCGACCGCATTCTTACCGAATGCCCATATATACAGATTTCAATTATGTGCACTTATAATGCACTAAGTGTTACCTCGTTTACCGGGTTCTTAAAAGACTTACTACCTCTATACCATAAACATACGGTGTATGGTGAAATGGACGGTGTATATGGCCGTGCAAATTGGTTTCCTATTAATTTAGATATGCCATATCTAAGACACCCTCAGTTCTTAAGCGCTTGGATTCTTACAGAAGATTATTTAGACTATATGGATGAAACTATAAAGTTTATTGAGCAAAACTTAGCAGTATTTAAAGTAGGAGAAGATGGTCTCAGAAAAATGGTTAAGACCGGGTTTGCAGCTTATAATGCACACGATATGCGACGGGTATACGGGGTAATGAAGAACGCAATTGTAAACAATATTGGTCGTAACAACGATGTACTAGTAGATCGTCGAGGCTTCCATATGTTTATTGATGAGCACGACCGCCGTAGAGGCGCAAGTTTCTTAGGTACGTTCCCTGAAATGGCAGAATTCTATCACTTCTGTAAAACCGAATGCGCATAATATATGGCTAAAACACCTATACTATATAAAAGTCAATCTTTTCTAGACGGTAGACAAAACCCTATGTCTGAGGAGTATCGTGGACCAGCAATGGGCATTATACACCCTTCTCAAAATTTAAGAAACAAATCAGACTACCGTATATTGCACACCATCAACCCTTGGTTTGATACTTGTTTTGTAATAGTTGAGAGAGATTGTGGTACAACAATAAGCTTAACAGCTGGAGAAGTGGGTAAAGACCTTTTTGTAAAGAGTCTTGAAAGACAATGGAGACCGTACTATGTTACTCCAGGTCGTGCTTTTAGAACCTGCAGTTATAGCGCTAACCCAGGGGAACCAGTTGAAATTAAGTTTTACTTTTTCGATACAAAATATATAGGCTTTGCAAAAACTCTTAATGAAGACGAGGCTGTTACCTTAAAGATTGTTAACGAATATATTAAAGAAGCATTTGCGGATTTCTATAAGTTTGAAACGTTTAAGATAGATGAAAGAATACTGCAAAAGATCTGGACAGATGCTGAAGTACCTTTTAAAATACGTTTAAAGGATGAACTTACGCACGTTTCCGGTGAATTTATACTAGAAGAAAACTTCCAACCTCCTAAGTATGATAATGACACACAAAATATTAGCGGAGAAGTACCTACAAGTAATTAAAGAATCCGCTGTAGAGGATTTCTCAACAAAATTAGCTAATGTTAAGAATTTAATTCAGCAGAGTGCAAATAGAGAATTAACAGCATCTTTTAACGAGTTATTATTAGCATTGCTTAACTCCACTGATGAGAATGTTAAACAGGCTGCTAATAGTTCGTTAAACACCCAAACACAGGTAGCTAAAGAAGAAGATGAATTCTTAGTTACACCTAACGGTGATAGTGCCGATCCAAATAGAGAAACAGATAGTAGTGGTGTAGGATTTTAAGTCGTATTATTACTAAATAATACATATGTACTTCAATCAAGAATTAAAAGTAGGTGAAAACAATAACACCGGTGTTGGTTTTCAAACCGCTAAAGCAAATAACGGTCAAACATTAGTTTATAATGCTCCAACTACAGCTCTTTCTGGTTCCTGGATCAACATTTTTTGGAATGATACAGTTGGCTTGAATGGAGTTCATACTCTATCTGGTACTGGAGTAGTAGACGGTAAACAGTTAAACAATACCTTATATCTACATACAGCAGATAAACAATCGTTTTCGTTCTCCGTATCTGCAGATGCTGCATTTACTACACAGAAAGTTACTTTAACACCTGTAGGTCGTACAGTTTCAAGTATGAACGACTTAAGAAAACATCTCTTAGGATATTAATTTTTAAACACTATGGCTACTTATTTTAATTCTCAAGTTACACAAAACCAAATTGGTAACAATCCATCCACCTATCAAGGTGTTGATTGTAATATCAGCGATCCTAGAGCTGCTATATTATTTAACGTAATACCTAGCTACGCAAATAGTCTGTCCGGCACAGGTAGTGCTCAAGCTAATTTCGCGTTAACATACACGAATACAGCTAATATTAGCGGTGTAGAGAGTCAATCTTCTGGAACAGGTACTATTTATATTGACGGTGCTTATCAATGCATTCGTGCAACAGGTACAGTATCATATCTAGCTGGCGGTACCTACACACAAAGCATTAGCGGTGTAGTAATAACAAATGGTGGCTTAGGTTATTGGGGTCCAGGCAATGATGGCGCAGTAACTTGTACATTCTCAGCTCCAGATTCTGGCTCAAATGTTACAACTGGTGTACCTATTTTGGGTAATGGTAACATTATTGGTGTACAGATCACTAACACGGGTTCAGGTTATGCTAACCCAGGTACTGCAACAGTAACATTCTCAGTTCCAGTAGCTCACAAAATGTATTTACAAAAGCACGATTATACTTGCTTTGAATTTACAGTACCTGCTACAGGTAGCCGTGGTGGTGGTGCACAGGCTGTTGCTTTAACACCAGTAGGTTATAAAGTAGAAGGCCCCACAAAGCGCCGCAAGTACCTTTTAGGTTACTAAGTTATTTCGACGTAGCTCTATAAACTCCGTCCCAATCAGCTCCAAGGTTAGCTCCTTGGAGCTCTTTTATTCTCTCTTCCATTGCTTCGTAATACTTTTTAAGTTCAGGGTTATATTTCTTTAAAGCGTTTATTAAAAGTTTTGCTTCTTCCCAGTTTTGTTTTCTGTAGTTTATAAGAAACGCTTCGTGCATTCTTATAACTTCTAAGCCGTTTTCTCTTAGCTTGTTTTCAAGCACTGTGTATATCTTTACACCTTCTTTTTTACCTTTAACTGCAATACAATCTAGTTCAAAGCATTGATAAGACATTTCAATATACTTCTTAGTTAAAGGTCCAATAATAATACGTACTCCGTAAGGTTTAGATTGTCCTTCTAAACGAGAAGCTAGGTTAACACCATCACCTAAGCAAGTGTAATCAAATCGCTGAGTGCTACCCATATTACCCACTACTACCGAAGCTGTATTAATACCTAAGCCCATACCAAATGCTGGTATACCTTCTTTAGCTATTTCTTCATTAAATGTATCAAGTCTCTTTAGCATTTGCATAGCTGTTTTTACAGCATTCCGAGCGTGGTCGGGATCATCTAAAGGAGCATTCCAGAAAGCCATTTGCGCATCACCAATATATTTGTCGAGGGTTCCGTCGTTATCTAATATGGCTTGGGTCATAGCAGTCATATAACGATTCATTATCATTGTCAGACCTTGTACGTCTTTACCATAATGCTCTGATATAGTTGTGAAGCCTCTTACATCAGTAAACATAATAGATAACTCTCTTTCATCTCCACCAAGCTTTAACAGTCCTGGGTTCTTTTGTAATTTTTCTACTAAAGCTGCACTTAAGTACGTTCCAAATTGCTTCTTGATTTGCTGCTTTAACTTAAATTCCATTACAAATCTAAAGAACAAAGCTCCTACCCAGGGTAACAATACCGCTAAAGTAGGCCAGGTATAATCCGTAAGATATCCGTAATTAGCAAATAAGCGTAATCCAATAAAATAAGGTACACATAAGAATGCTGTGATTAATAAACCATTTAGGAT